TTTAGCATTCATAACAATGCCATCAAATCCTAAATCTTTAAATATATCAGATATTACATGAGAGCTTATTAAATTTCCTTTTTCATTATCTACATACATTAAACTATCAGCATTACGCATAGCTTTATTTAAATCAGAAGCTTTAATTTCACCATCATAAGCATTAGATTTTTCTATTACTTCATCAAAAGCTTTTTGTCCATCAAAATTATATTTTTGACCTTGTTTTATAAAAGATTTATGTAGCTTATCCATCAATGGTGCATCTTTAATCCATTCACCATTTTTATCATATTTAGGAGTAAAATCTAACCAAGTTGGTTTATTATCGACTAAGCTAGCTGGATTTTGTAATTTCATTTTAGCTGGAATAATAGCGCCTTCATGACCTTTTAATTCATTTGTGGCAATTTCTTTAGCTTTAAAATAATTAGATTTGTATTCATCACTATTGAATTTATCAGCGTCCCATCCTTTTTCACTCATTATATCATCTGTTCTTCTTTCAATACGTCCTGTTAAATCTGGACCAATACCAGCATAATTTGCACTAGCATCTTCAGCATTTGATGTGAAATGAGGATATTGACCTAAGTGATTTTCAGGATTGCCTTTAGCTTTACTAAATTTATCAAACTCATGAGTTGTACCATGAAACCAATTAGCATCTTCAAAACCTTTAACTTCCCAAGGTATATTTTTAGATGCTTTAACTAATCCACTACCTAATATCATTTCACCAGCTTTAGCTGGAACACTAACAACACCGCCAACGTTGCCCATAACGTTGCCCACAATATCAAGCATCTTTGGCGTAGCAAATTTAATGCCTTCAGGTGTATTTATTAAAGGCAGCACACCTGGACGCTTAATCATCGGAATGGTTTTATCTGGATTGTCTTTATAATAAAAACGTCCGCTGTCATCCTGCATCATATCCGCAGGCAAAGCCATTTGCTGTGATTGAGTTTCAAATAAATCAGGCTCTACGATATAAGATGGATGCTCTTTATTTTCAGGACCGAATAGCTTGTATCTGTCATCTTCAATCGGCAATGGGTTTCCACGTTGCACCGCTGCTTTAAGTCTAGCAGCAGCCATAGCAAAAGGATCGTCTGGCGCTGGCGCTTGTGCTGTCATAGCGTGATTAGTATTATCAACCCAATCTAATTGATTACCTTCTTCAGTATTATCATCATACGGAAAGCCATCAGCAGTATATTTAATCATTACTGCATTTCCACTAAGCTATGCGAACCATCTTCATTTTGCACATAATGATTTCCATCAGGTGCAAGCTTAGCACCTTCTGGTAAATCTTCATCTATTTTATCTGTGTAAGCATCTTCCATTTCTTTGCCGCTGTCTAATTCACCATTAGCTAGCATACCGCGAATAAGCTGTTTTAAAACTTTTTCTAAAGCAGGATCAATGCCAGTATTATCATCAGCAGTATTCATAATATCTTTCATACGCTGAGTTTCAGCCTTGTAATCCTCTCTAGCTTCAGTAGCGCCAGCCTTTCTAAACTCAAGATCAATCTTTTGGCCAGCTTGTGTTAATTCGCGATCTTTGTCAGCAATCTGTTGAGCTTGCTTAGCAACCAATGCACTTAGCTGAGTAATCTTAGCTTCAGCACCTTGCATCAATTGTTCGATTTGTGGATCAATGCCTTCACCTTTAACATTAGGTGGAATAATTCTATTCCAACGTTGTGCTAAAATATCAGCTTCAGGGAAGTCAGCAACTTTCCAAAGAATATCACCAGCAATGTCCATAAATTTTTCATTGCTAGAAGCAATCTGAGTTAAAGCATTAAATGCTTCTAAGCGGCGTGTTGCAAAACTTGGTCCTGTATCGGATTGAATGTCATACATTCCAAAATCAGGATTAAACATGACTTCTTTAATTTTTTGACCAGCATCCATTTTTGGTGGCTCTGGTGTAATGTCTTGTGTAGCACCTTTAAAATTAGGATCAATCTTAACATCCATTCGTGTTCCATCACGAGCAATTATTTTTTTAATACGAGCAGTATCGTAAATCTTAGGAATAAGGTCGATAACAATTTTACCAGTAAAGCGAATAGCAATAGCTTGATTATCAATGAAGTGATATGTTGCTCTATCGCCTTGACGTTGACGCGCGTTAATTGCGACACCTGATTTAGCATTTTCATTTTCGCCCAATTGAGCTTGATATTGACCAGTAGCCATCATCATTTCATTTTGAGCAATCTTCATTTGCTCAACATAAGCTGGCGATGCTTGCGGTGCTGCTGGACGTTGCGGTGGCGGAATTGGATTACCATCTTCATCAATATGATTATATGGTAAATATGCGTGATTAACACGATTTGCAGTTTTGTAATATTCTTCAAAATTTTCAATAGCTGCACTTGGCGCAACCCAAGGTGCTTTAGTTTGCAACGCTCCATATTCAACGTTTGCAGAGGTATTGTAGTTATACATCTGTTGAGCATTGATTAATGCACGCGTATGGCCTTTGCTATCCCAAATACCATCAATAACAGTTTCAGTACCAGGAAGGCGAACAATTGGAATATATTTACCTAACCAATCTCCACGATCAATAATTCTATCACCAGCAATTTTATACCATTTAATATTGGTAGTAAGAACACGACGTTCTTGATATTGAACCATTTCCTTTACTGGTTTTCCACCAGCAATGATTTCTTTATACATAAGCTTGTTAGTATCATCTAACTTGCTCAAACGACTTAAGACTTGAATACCTGTTTGATTGTTAATCCAAGTAACAAGCTTATCTTCTTTTTCTTCCTTTTCATAATATTCAGCAACACGAATATGATTTTGAGTTATCCAACCATCTAAATTATTACCTAAGACTTGGCTGCTACCAATATCTGCAAATTTTGGATACTTTTCTTTAAATAAATCTTTTGCTATATCTTCAAAAATATATCCAAAGCGTGCATCAGAACCATCAATCTCATTAATATCAGGGTCTAAATAAACCGCTCTAGGATCGCGAATACGTCGAATATAAATTTCTTGATCGAAACTATCATCGCTTACATAATCAGTGCAAACACGCCAATATCCCATACCAGCGTCAACTTGAAATTTAGTTGCATAATCATAAACAGCTTCAGCGTTTGAAATGTATTCAATATGATAGACTAAATCTTGATAGATTTGAGCACCATCATAAGTAGCTTCATCGCCAACAGGTCTAATGCGAATGCCCGGCTTATTTTGCTTAGCATCGTTGATAACCATCAAATTATGCTGTTGAGTTTTATTAATAGTTAGGCAAGGTTTATCTTCTAACTCCCTAGCCATAACCAAATCGTTATCCCACTGATATTTATTATGAGCATCAGCATTAGCAAACTTATAATCATAATCCCATAATAATCTTGCATTGGCTTCCCAACTTTCACATATTTGATAGCGACCTTTTACACGCTCTATAATTTTAGTATCTTCTGGCGAAATAGGTGCTAATAAGAAGCTGGATGGCTTATCATCCCATGTGCTTGACCAATTCATTTAACCCATCCACCCATTGCCACCGCGTAAGTTTAAAACACGGCCTGAAGTTACGGTCTTATCTTCAGGCTTCTTTTTCTTTTCAGGTTTAAAAGCTAATGCAAATGTAGTCAAACCATCAGCACCATGCGACCACGGCGTATCATGATCTGGCTCATTACTAAATTGACCACTCTTTTTAATTTCATAAGCATAATTGCAAATACATTGCCATCCATCAGCGGTAAATTCTTCATCAAAATTACACAAATCTAAAAGTGTTCTAACAGCGTTGATAGCAACTAATTTTTTAGAAGGTCTATCAACAATCTTAACTTTATACCCACAATCTTGTAACTGTTTTCGCGGGGTAATATTTGATAAAGTCTCTGCATCACCATCATGCGGCAAATAGTGCATTCCATAGTTGTATTCTAAAGATTGAAGATACTTGATGTAGTGAGGCATTTTTTGCAGGCTATTTTCATAATAATTTATGAAATTAAATTCAAAACCTGCTTGCTGCATAAACCAGATAGCTGTTTTATCGTTGTGTCCTAAATCCCAAAATGTATAGACTGGTTTATTAGGATTATATGGTACTTTACCTCGCCTTCCATCAAGTAAGATTTTTTTAATTTCTTTAGCATAGATGGCACCAGCTAAAACTTGCTTTGTATTACCTTCCCAAATATGTAACCACTCATCTTCATCAGCCGCTTTAGAAACAGCCATCTGTTGTCTTAAATCTTCTGGAAAGAATGGATTGTCTGACCAGTTGATTTTTACAACAATTGCATAACGCTCCATTTCGCCTGTTTCTTCATTCTTGATAAATTCAGGAGCATACTTTTCACGTTGCACAACAAACATTTTATGAACTGGATCATCTTCTAATTCTGGATTATAAGTAATCCAGATTTCTGGTCCTTTACCGAAAGGACCACCGCGACCAGTTGGACTATCTTTGTGCATACCGCGAATGGTAGGCATTAGCTTATCAAGTGAAGTTTTAGAAGCATTGCGAGCTTCATCTATCCACGCAATGTCAATGCGTGCCATAGATTTAATAGCGTCGATTTTATGTCTTAATCCTGAAAAGATAAATTCTGTACCAGTGCGAGTACAGATAATACTTGTTCTTAAAATTGAAAATTGATCTTCTAAACCTAGATCAAAAATACAATTTTTAATTGTTTGATAAACACTTTCGTCAATAGAGTTTTGAAATTCACGAAAGCAGGCAATACGAAGTTTTAATTGTAAAGCTAAGATAATTAAAGCTCTTGCTGCTGTTTCTGTCTTAGCTCCACCACGACCACCATAGATAACTTTAAATCGAGCAGGTTCATTTAATAAAAAATGAAATTTCTTAGGAAGTCTAATTTCAACTTCCTTTTCTTCTTCTGGTAACAATTGTGCAGCAATTGCATTCATTAACGATACAAAATTGTTATATCGGCTGGCGTACCACCAGCAGTAAGAGCGCAAATTCCAATTGACATAGAAATATTTAAATTGGTAATTGCGGTTTGTGATAATGTAGAAAAAGTACCAACTAAATTGCTACTACAAGTACCATCAGCATCGTCATAAAGTTTAACGTTTGATGTAGCACCAGCAGTATTAACAACAATACCAAACACTGTACCAGGACTAGCTTTAACTTCAGTGCTGGCATTTGTCGTTATATTTTTAAAATTTACTGTACCGCTTGCAACTGGTAAAGGATTGGTAGGACTAACTGCAATGCAATTAGTCCCATTTGTTGTAAAGCACAATTGAGTGCCTTGACTGTGGGCAAATGAAGCGCCCAAGCTTAGATAAATTAAAAATCCAAGTAATAGACGCTTCATTTGTTTAATCCCTTACTTCACACCAGAACAGCTATAACCAATTGTTTCTGTACCTGTAGAAGCAATTAGTGTATTATCGCTAGAGCTTGTAACTTTCCAGCCATAAATATTAAGCGTTCCAGCAGTTGTAGAATAAGTAATGTTGGACGTACCAACACCAGGAGCGGTAGCGAGCTTCAAATTCACATTACAAGATGTAATAGAGCTTAAACCTGTAGCTACCGCTGTAGGATTGGTGCCATCTAAAGCGATTTCACCAGCCACTTTGTTGTTAGTCAATGCGTTGATAGCATCAACCATCACATTCAACTTACCGCCATCCTGAAGTGCAAAACCAGGACCAAAGTAAGGAATATCAGCAGCCTTAGCTAAGACAGCAAAGCTAAGGCACGCTGCAAGACCAATTAGTAATTTACGCATAAAATTAATCCTTTTTAAATGTGTAAATTACTGAATGCGATACCAAGTGGTATTAGACTTGCGATATACAAGCTGAAAACCAGATGTAGCGCCAACCGTTGTAGGAGCACCAACTAACGATGCACCATTACCACCAACTGTTAAAGTTGTAACAGTTTGGCTCGAACCAACTGAAATAAGTTGATTATCAACCAATCCTGCAACAGGTGGCAACGTAAGAGTAAGTGTAGAAATAGTGCCAGCAGGTGTTAACATAACACGAGTAACACCAGCGTTCACAGCAACAGTAGTACCAGTTAAAGGACTAGCAAACTGCGCTGCACCAGCACCTAACGCAACCACTGGAATAAGAACATTCTGTGGAACAGCAGCACCACTAGCAGCATTGGTATTAGCAGGCATATTCTCACTACCAGTCAAAGCAGGACCAGCAGGAACAGTACAATTGCTAACACCATTCACACTACCGCAAGAATAAGCGTTACCGCCAGCGATAGGGAAATTAGACCACATTCCATTTTGAGCAAAAGCAGTTGTAGTTAAAGCAGCAATTCCTAAAGCTGCAAGCATTACGCGCTTAATCATTTGTATAATCTCCAAATAACTCGCATAATGCGAGCGGTTTAACCGATTAATTTTAATTTTAATGGTGATTTTAATTCTGAATTTTTAAATTCATTATTGTCAATTGTTTTTGTTTCTTCTTTTTTGTTTTCTGGTTCAATAAATCGAACAGCGATCTTATTGAAAGTAAAATTAGTTTGTTGTAAATTGTTCTTATTGTCTCTAAGCCCCATTACGTCTGCATATAATTCTAAGACTTTAATTCTGTCTTTACCGTCTAATGTATAAAAAGTACCATTAGCCGACTTTTCCCGCGCCATTGAAAGCAATAACGCAGCTAATTCGTTTTTGTCAAGTAGAGAATTTTTATTTGCTGAAGCTTCTGTATAAGTATCTTTAGCTGCTAATACAATTGGATCGTTGATCCACATACGAACAATCCACAAAGCATGAGCATTGTTCTGATTAGCTACATTACAAGCAGCTTGAAATGAAGGTACACCTTTAGCTAGCTCTATGCCAAACAGCTTTTTCTTGTTATCTTCATCTTCAATGTGGGGCTTTAAAGCTTCAGGATTTAAAGCTTTTGGCTTCTCTACTTCAAAAGTGTCTGGATATGCCCACATTCTTTAGATGTAGCACAAATTTTAAAAATGAAAAGCCCCTTGCAGGGGGGGGTTAATCTGCAAGAGGCTTTATGGTGCTGGATAGAAGATTTGAACTTCTGACCTATCGCTTACAAGGCGATTGCACTACCACTGTGCTAATCCAGCTTAAGATTATTTAACAAATCGCAAATTGTATTAGCTAGCTCTAAATCTTCACTTGACAAATCATTATCATCATTAATGATTTGCAAATTAGTACGTTCATCATCTTTAATAAATACACCTGAATTAGTACATTCCTGTTCAAATTTCCACATCTTAATCAACCTTACTAGACTTATAGCTACGTCGAATGTTGGCGTGAAAATATGAACCAGGAGACTTAGCAGATTTCAAACCTTCGTAAGTTTCCTTATCAACATCGTGAAATTTATGTGTACCACCAGAACAAAACGTAATGTGCATTTCTTTAGTTTCGTCATTATAGTCGCACGATTGCAAACTAGTTGACATTGGAAATTCATGCTTATTTGACATTGATTATTCCACCTTTGGTTTAAAATTACTATTGATGATAATCTTTATTTGATCGTGTAACACTTCTGTAGCTGCTAGCATAACTAATTCTGTATTTTGAGCAATAACCGTATTCATTTGAAGTTGGTTATTTTCATCTAAATAAACGAAAGCTATAGACCTAATCTTGCCTTCATAATTTAGAATTGCTAAATCGTTTATCTTCTTATTGACTTCTTCCTTGATATTTAATCCCATTCATCACCATTGTATGATTGGTGCTTGCGGTCGGATTTGAACCGACACTGTAAAGATTTTAAGTCTTTTGCCTCTGCCGGTTGGGCTACGCAAGCTTATTCAAAGAATACATTAAAGCTTGCTAGTTGTCAATTCTGGTTTATAATCTTTTTGAGCCATTGTGACTACAGACATACCACTTGTAACAGCGTGATATGTGAGCTTACCTAACCATTTGCGTTCTTCACTATTACTATAATTGATATGCTCAATTCGATTTACCTTACCATCTTTATCTTTCACTAACACCACCAAAGGTAAATCACTCACATAAATTTTATTTGGTAGAACTTCAGCGCCTAGTGTTGGTGGCATTTTTATTATTCCTTTTAATTAAATTAAAACCCCTGCTGACACGATAGCATCAGCAGGGGCCATTTGCAATCACTAGGTAATAAAATTAGGCTTGACGGCTAATAAGCGCACCATTTGCAGGGGCAACCCAATCGCCATACTTCTTGCCAGCTTCCACGCCACGGATAATAAAATGACGCTCTGCCTTATAAACTGGCACAGTGACAGTTTCCTTGACCTTGTGACCAGCTTCATCAAGCACAGCCTTGTTACCAGGACCACGCTTAGTACGAGTAACAGACTTGCTTTCGCCAGTCTCGACCTTGTACTTATTATTCGCATTAGAAACAGAACTACCCAAAGCCTTAACGACGTTCTGCATTTCCTCACTAGCAGCAACAAAGAACGAACCACCAACAGGAAGTTGATCGAATGGGTACTTAGACGGACCAGCCGTCCGACCAGCGCCACGACGGCTTTCAGGCGGAACAGCATTGGTAATCACTTCAAATGAAGTATTGCTCATAACACTTTCAGCTTTCTTCTTGCTCTTAGGAGCCAATTCAGCATTACCACTATCGGTAAGAATAGCAGCGGCATTGCCAGCAGGATCAACATCATTCATGTTGACATTGATAAGCCCCTGCTTAAGCAGCGGCTCGCCAACTTCCTTACTAACACGACCTGTTTCCTTAATAGCCTTCAACGCAGCAATGACATTCTTATTTGCAGCCATTTGTAATCCCTTTTTCACGATTTTGATTTGAGTAGTCAACCAATCAATGCTGACAATCTAAGCAGAGTGATTATGAGTGTCAACAGTAATTTTATTCTCTTTCATCTTTTTTCGATCCAAATAACCAAGGCATTGCATGTCAAGGTTATTTTCCTCTAAACCACATTTCACGCAATAAGTAACCCATTTAAAGGCTGTGTCTTGATATGCGTTAAGTTTGTGGGTAGGATGATCCATCATTCTGCCTTTTTCGCAGTATCAGGTGCTTTAGCTTCAGGTGTCTTAATTTCCGGTAGCTTAGATTGTTCCACAACCTGTTGACGCAAAACTTGCATCAATACCGCTACATCTTCATAAGGCATCTTACCCAAAGCCTTACCAATCAAATCAAGTTGTGAATTATCAACTTTAATATTGTAAGATGTAGAAGGCTGTTGAGCTTGAGCATTAGCACAAGCAAAAATAATGCAAGAAGCAGCGATAGCAACTAAAAGAGACTTAATCATTGATTTTCCTTCTTTCTAGTGATTTCAATATCAAACCCTTGAAACATTGCCCACATTATAGTCTTATTCAACCACTCACGACGTTGTTTGCCATCAATGGTCCGAATATAATGATGAATAACTTTATCAGTTTTAGGATCAATTAGCGACAATTCAACTACAATCGACTTATAATTATTTGTTGACTTGCTATTCTCTAAATTAAAAACTTCAGACATAAACCATACCTGTAATTAATAGGATTACAATCAAAGCGCCTATAATCATCCCTGACATAATTAAATTATGTTTGTCAACAGACATTTTAAAAAATAAAGGGGCGTTCTCGCCCCTTTATCCTCCTATCGCTTGCCAAGCTTGATTGGCTTGACAGACTTAAATGCTGCTTCCATCTGCTTCAATTCGTTAATTTCCTTAGCAACTCGCTTGCGCTTCTTTTCCAAGTCACGCTTCATTGCACTATGAACAGTCTTACTAACAGTAATCATTTAAATTTCCTTTTTGCTATTTAAAATTTGGTCAGTGCAGTAGGATTTGAACCTACGACCTATTGCTCCCAAAGCAATCGCTCTACCAAGCTGAGCTACGCACTGATAGTTTCTAGCTCTACTACTTTAACATCTTCTGGTATGTTGTCAATAGTTTTGATATGCTTTTTAGCAGCATATTTTGATGAATAAGAATTGGCGTCTTTGCTATCCTTAATCCACCAAATTTCACCTTTACTAATTTTAAAATAGTAAGATGTATTATTGACATTACGAGAGACAACAAACTTAGGTGTTTTCATTTCTCTACCATCTTATAGCCATTCAAATCTAATTCAGTTTCCAGAGTAGATTTATCTATAAATACACCACAAATATTAAATCTTACATTACATGTCGCTTTCTTCTTCACTTCATAACCACATTCTTCAAGAGCTTTAATTGCATCATTTATCTTTTTTTGCATCTTGTCATAATTTGATTTATCGCGCATATGTTGCAATTCTTCTTCTGTCCATTGTTCCTCTTGAGCTATTCTCAATTGCATCATATTCATAACAGGTTCATAATAAATTACTCTAAAAGCATCTGCTGTGAGTGATAAAACAGCAGGAGATACATCAAAAGAGAAATAAAGATTTTTATGTAAATTATTTATAACACGAATTGTTTTAATACCAAAATTACATTCAGGTTGAACTTCAAGCGTGATATTCGTGTAACCTCTAATAGCTAGAAAATATTTAAAATATTCTAAAGCTTTCTGCACATAATCATAAGATACATTCGTTTCATTTTCCATTGTCTTATTAACCTTTTGCTTTTCAGCTTCATATTGATCTAAGCTTGATGGAGGTAAAGATGGATTGTAAATACCAATCCAATCAAGAATATTAAAAATACCAACCATTTAAATAACCTCTACACCGCTTGGATTTTCATTAAAATATCCAATTTGATGTTGACATTGGGCAAGTGTAAGTTTGCAATCGTCAATAAAATTCAATGATGGATTTGGACTTGCCAATTCTTCTTCAATCATTGCTTGAATGTTTTTAATGCGATCAATGACTTCTTGAACGAATTTATTAACCATTTCATCAACTCCATTTTAAATATTTAATTAGTGTATCTCTTGCGTTTTCCCATCCATAACATACAATTGCACCATAATCCTGCGATCTTAAGAAGTCAATCCATCCTAACTGTTCGTCAGATGGAATACCTTTCTTCTTACCCACACTATCAGGACGTTTCAATTCAATATAAATGCCGCTGAATTTGCCGCGCTTAATAGGCAAGCATAAATCAGGTACACCAGTTTTAACGCCCATAGCTACAAGCTTACCAGCTTCAGCTTTATGTCTCGATCCGCCATTAGGAACAGCATACAACCATTTCAATTCTGGATATATTTGCACATTATCGGCGCACCAACACATAAGCGCAAGCTGATGGCCATCTTCTGTACCGTTAGAAGCTAGCTGTTCTGGTGTTATTTTTTTAGCCATTCAAATGCTTATAAACCAAATCAATTTCATCTTTATAGCGAACAGCTTTTCTAATGCCACGAATGACACAGGCTCTATCAGAATTGCAAAGTTTGGCAATCCCTTTGTGCGTAGCGCCATAATAATCTTTTAAAATATAGTAGATGATAAACCTAATCTTAACATGATACCTATATAAATTTTTAATTGTAAAAATCGTATCGTAATCACATTCATAGTATTTTAAAATTTGGTCAATTGTTAGGTGTTGATTTAATAGCAATGACATTCTTACCACTCAACGCTGTTCTAATCATTGATTGATATATCAATTTTGTATCATTAGAAAAACTCATTATTTTATTAGCACACCTTATCATTTCTATATCAGGCTCAAACATAGCTTCAATAACTTTTTCAGTAACATAAACGTCGTTCAAAGTATCACAAACAGCTTCAGTCTTTTCATGGCTAAGACAAACAAAGATTAAATCTTCTTTGTTCCACACTTGCCATTCAAGAACATCTTTCTGACTATCGTAGATGGATTTGATAACATAAGGTGTGCTTTCACGAGCTTTCAACAAAGCTGACATTACATTTTTAAACATCAATACAACCTTTCCTGACGATGAAAGCTCAAGAGCCACTTCTTATCACGATAATCTTTCTTAGAGAAACCCGCACATTTAAAACAATATTCTTTAGACAACCCTATTGCTATTTGATTATTACAATCTTTATTTTTACATTTCTTATAGTAAAGTATCATCCCATCTTCTTCTTGAATTATATAAGACATTTATGTTAGCTACCTTCAAGGTTAGTCTTAGCTAATTCTAAGGTTATTCTGCCTCAAAGTATCTCGATTGCTTTAATGTAAACGATGAAGTATCAAAGGGACTACATTTTAACCAACATTATTAAAGGGGCTTGTCGCGTCAATAACAATGTAGGCAAGCAATCTTTTTATTTAGCTGATGCTAACATTCACCTGCTATCAGGAGTGTCCCCCGATTAGAACAGCTTACCCACAACGATTAACATTGCAAGCGAAAAGAGTGGTGCGGCGCAATAAATAATAGACCACATATCAGTAATCATGTTGGCCACAACTTATAAGGATTATCATTCATAGAACGAATATGCTTGATTTCAACCAAATATGCAAGGAAGCAAATAAACATAATTCCACAACTAAATCCAAAAATGTAAGTTAAAAATATAAATAGATATGGCATTGTTATCACCTATTTAAATAAATTGTAATATTGACAATAAGAGCACCAATCACACCACCAACGATGCTAGAAATTAAAAATTCATAGATCATCGCTTAGTCCTTCAAGAATATAGCTGCGGCGCAAACCATTCCAATAATAAATCCTAAAGTTGTAAGCAAGAGTGATAAAACTATTAATTCTGCAAAAGATAAATACATTTCATCACCTACAGAAAGAAATTAAAAATGACAATCATTGCTGCACCAAGCCCAATAGCCGCACCAACCAGCACAGTACCGATTACCAAAGCAACATCTTCCATCAATTCAAATACAAAACGAGCATTCATGTTTACATTCCTTTTGAATAAAGACAATACAAAGCTAAAGTTGATATTACAATGTCTATTGTACACACTATTGTAATCCAGTCAAGCTTATTGTTCATTTCATCAATCCAAGCTTAGATTTCTTTTGCTTGCTATAATTGATAGCTGTGCGGTCATGATGGTTCTTAGTCGCTTTCAAGACCTTATGAACAGCTTTCTTACTTTGTTTGCGCGATGGTAGGACACTGTGAGATTTCATTTAGACTTGTCCTTAAAATCTATAAAGGCTTCTCTAATAGTTAATACCACAAACAATGATGTAATCAAGATCAAAATCACATTCATCCAATACAAAAATTCTAAATACATCATTTAAACTTTCTTAAACTTTTCCTTAAACCACAACCACCGCTCTTTAATTATCATACAAATCAATGATGCGAGCAAGATATTCACAAGCAGGAGCATTTCAGCAAGCACAATAAGAGCAATTACAACAGCAATTTGTGAAATTACTTCTATAACATTGTTCATTTAAATGTTCGTCCTATTGTTACATTCTCAATTATTCTTACATCTTGATTACGATACGTCCAACATTCGCCAGTTTCATGGATAAAACAAACCCATTCTAAGTCATGTTCTATACCATAGTCAATCACCAAATGACAGATTGCTTTACCTTTAGGTGTATTTAAAATTAATGGTGGATCAAGTTGAAGTATCATTTAAAATATCCAACAATATAAATAAAAAAAGGGTAGCGAGTGTGCGTCGCTACCCCTCATTTCTAATTAGATCATCTTCATTTTAACCACCTTGGTTAAATTAACGTCTATTGCTATCTGCCCGACGCCAAGGCTATAAATAATCTTGCAAGTTTATTTCATAAATCAAGTCAGTTTATTTGTCTCTGCGGTAACTTGTGCTTTCGCTATTTCATTTCTGGCACTTCTAAACCGCGTTCTAATTAGCGGGCTTTAATATCCCGCACATAACGTACCTCCAATGTTTGTTTCACTTACTCGGAAGAAAGCTATAGTCGCTTTCACCACTAAAGGGTTTTCCTTTCAGTTACTTGTAGCTCTTATACTATACCCACAATAAGCTGTCAATAGATTTCTTTGAAGCTCTCTATAAATTCATCCAACGTTGTCTTAGAAATTTCATCCTTATAAAATTCTTCGATTTCTTTAGTCATTGCAATATTAGCTAGCCTAAGAACTTCCAACGCGCGTCCTTTGCTGTTAGTTGTAATTAAAATAATCTTAACACCTTTCTTAAAACACTCTACACCAGCTTCAATCGCTTCTTCAAGAATGTGCGATTTAAGATCAGACATTTTTAAGTTTCTCCATCATAGCTAGAATTTCCTCACAGCTTTCTTTAACATAAAGAGCAGTATTGTCAATCATATTTACCATTGTTTCTCCATCATTATAATTACACATATAAACAATGTGTGGAGGATGAAGATAAATACATTTTTTATTATTATCTGCATCTTTAAGTTTAAGCATTACCCTTCTCCATTAAGAATTAAAAGAAATTCTGGCGGCTCATTAACATAAATGGTATCGCCATTGGTCATTCTAATTCTTGTATTTTTTGTAGAAACGTCCCAAAACATAGAGCTAATTTCGCGCTTACAAACATATCCAACTGTATTGTCTGTATGAGTAATCTTAATCATCCAAGCTCTCTCCATCTTGTTTATTCAATTCTTTAACACGCTTTCGCGCAGCAGTTAGATTTTTCAATCCACCTTCCACTAAATCTCTATCAATTGGAAAAACAAAAACACCAGATAGCACTTTGTAGATACCATAGGTTCTACCTGTGCCATCACCACTTATTACATATTTATGTTTCATTATATATCTCAAAATAATAGGAAGGTAGAGCAGCCTTTCGCGCGCAAGCCTTGTCCTTTATCAACATACTGTGACTTACCAAACTGGTATATATCAATAAAGTAAGCTCTACCTTCCTATTGCTTCAATTCAAGATACATCAAACGCGCGCAAATTACAAGAAAACAAATCCAAAACAAAACATTTAAAATATCATAGATCATTTAAAACTACTCCAACTTCTCATATTCACGCCAAAACTTACTAATATCAAATTCTTTACGCCACAAACTAAAATGAGTATCTTTTAAAAGCTCATTAGTAGGTAGTCTTATTTCAATATAACAACCACTTCGCTTAGCAGCTTCTAAAATTTTATCTTTATATTCATTATCTATATTGCTACTAAAAATCATCATGTCATTTCACCTTCACAACAACACCATTCACCAATTCAGCTTCAGCATACCATGTATGTGGCTTGGGATAATGCGGGCCTTCAAGAGAAACCCTACCAGTGAAGTTTGAAAGGTCTGGTCCTAATCCAGGCTGATAGCAGCGAATTTGCTCACTCTTGATTGCTTCTTTCAAAGCCTTCTTGCTCTTAAAATTGAAAGTTGTGTAAGCCATCGGTAATCTCCATTTGTCGTTAGACAAGTAGAACATATCTTAATGTATCTTCATTGTCAAGCCTTTTTCTTTACATATCTTGATATAAATATCAATAAATGTTCTAGCGTCAAGTATGTTATTTCCACCAAACAGATACTTATTGTAGCTATCGACAACTACAACACTTAATGATCCATAAGAATTAATATGACATATAATATTTAAATTTCTATATCTTTCACCATGCACAAATTTAGCAATACTGTCATCCATTAAATTTGTCATCTATCAAGCCTTTTTATCGTTATTCACAACCATCTTGACAACATTCTTTCCTTCCTTAACATCATAACAATGATTGATAATTTCTTTAAAATCATCATTCAATAGCTCCAATCCTCTAAAAGCTTCTTCACGAGTAGGAGCAATAGTCAAGGCTGTTGCGAGCACTTTCATAGCATTTTTAACCATAGTTTTTATTAAATCATGTGACATTTAATCTTCCCTTTCATATTCAGCTATACTATAATTTAAATTTTTAGATCGACATTTATTAGATAAATGCTTTACACGCAAACATGCGCTAGCATACTCAAACGGACCATCTACAACAATATATTTAGATATGAACATACCTACTACAACTTGCTTGATAACAAAATATTGCTTATCTTCCATCATTTTTATTCTCCTATGTATTCAATCAATCCGTAAAATTCATCAGCGCATTTATCTTTAATCAAATCTCTACAATATTCTTCCCCTTCTGACTTTTCAAATGGCCCACCAATCAATTGAGTATTTAAAAATGATTGACCAAGCTTGCCAAAATTTGCATAATTTAAATGTGTTCTAAACACAAACCATCGCTTTTCACTATCCATTTTTAATCCTTTCCAAATCCAAAATCAACCTTACGAACAGGTTGAATTTGTTCATTCTTCAAATCATCAACTCTTGTGACTTCATACACATTCTTATGCTCATAAACAAAAAATTCTTTACCCAATCGCTTGCTAGTCCTAGCAGCTAATGTAATTAAGCTTGATTTTTTAATGCTTTCTTTACTTACTGGAAACGATTGACCTATTTCAAGATCATGCCAAGGATAAGTTGCATTCCTACCCTTTCGTTGCTGTCCGTTCGCCTTCTTCTCGCTATATGCCGCCATTGCTTCAGCACTTCGACCAACGATTTCCGCCATTTAAAACCCTCCGCTTGCGACTTGCGCTATATGACTTACGACTAAAACCATTAGCTATTTAAAACTAATGCCAGAACAAGCCATGAAGAAAACCTTTTATCGCGATGATTTTGCCATGTCAAGTCTATTCTGTTGCCCACAATAAACTTATCAGTCGCTATCTGAAAAGCCACGTTTTGTAAGGAAAATCAGCAGAAAGTATAACGATGGAATGCCTGTCTTACTTACTTTTATATTCTTTTATTATAAATATATTAATATATATAAATATAGCATAGAGATAGCGACAATTAAGCGAATGGCATATCAGATGGCAACAGATGGCTATCCCCCCCTCCCCTCCCCCTGCCGTTATATTTATAATAAATCACTATAAAAATATATATGAAGCAATATCAATAGCTTATGATACCCCCACCATTATAAATGCTAATATAAAAAATATAGTCCAAAAAACCTTTACATTTCAATAGCTTACGAGACGCTTGACTTTTGAGCCGGTTGTGTTATCGTGACCTGTTCAACAACCTATTGATTTTGTGGGCACATTATGGTTTACGTATCCAGACAGACAGTTTTGAATGAAGCAAGGCAATCGCAACTTAAGCGCATAGATCGTTTGAAGCGCAAAAATAGAACAAAGCGAACAGCGCCAGAGAATGTCAAAGTCAAATACATCTATGCAGCAAAACGACCACGAAAGGTAAACAAAAAGTATCCTTCTGTGATGTATTTTTATCCTGATGAATTTGTACCATTATCGCTTGACAAGCTAATTGTTTAAATGTATATTGTTGAGACTGAAGCAAGGGAGATACAAAATGAACTTCACAGCTAGCAAGATAAATTCAACTGGCGATTATGTTCTTAAAGTTGATGGTTGTGAATTTGGTCGCCTTTCTAATTGTGAAATTGCTCATGTGTTTACTTCTTCTGATAGCATGTTGAATGATTATATTCATCTTGAAGCTGATATGAGCATTCCTGAAATGCTCGCAGCAGTTAAGGTTGGATATTTAAACTATATTTCTAATATGGAAGCGGAACATGCTGCTGAAGCTGCTTCAGAGCGAGCCTATTATAATTATATTGAAAATGATGTAGAAAGCTATGATGAAATGGTGCGTGAAGATATGGAAGGATTTAGTTGACAAGCTGTAACATTTAAAGTAAGGTATGATTGTTGAACAGGAGAAGCACAAGATGGATAACCTAATCAGAATTAAAGACGGTAAATGTGTAGCTTTCGTTGGACCTGATGCAATGCGTTACATTCAAGCTGAAACACTTGCGAGTGCTTTGAAGCTCTATGTAAACTCAAATGGCCGCATTATTCCTACTCGGGGTTTTGGCATTACTAAAATGCTCGAATTGGCCACTCAATATACAGGTAAGAAGTACAAGCGTTCTGAAGCAACAAAAGCTGCTGAAGATGTGAAGGTATGGGCTGATGAAATGAAGGCGGCTTTGCCAAAAGTTGAAGTATAAGAGGAACCTTAAAGCCCGCGCAAATGCGGGCTTCTTTTTAGCAAGGTGACATATGACCAAAATTGTTACTCTTGAAACAGCCATTGAAGTATGTAAAAAGCACAATATCAGGTACGACTATAAATGGAGTGGAACCAATCATATTAAGTTTTATCTTGACGGCTATTCAAAAACGATTATAATGTCTCAAGGTAATGACGCAAGAGCGGGAATTGCTCGCAAGGTAAGGCGCGACATTGAACGCGCAATAGCACAAATAAAGAGGTAATCATGTCTGACAATCGCGAAAAGCTTCTGAACAAAATCCGCGCTCTTATGAGTAAGACTACGGATAATGGCTGCACTGAAGCTGAAGCCATGAGTGCTCTTAGCATGGCTCAAGCCATGATGGATGCTTACGAAGTCACTGATGAAGATTTGCGGATTGTGCGTGAAGAAGAAAGCGCAATCATTGATTTTTCCAACACCAAGGATACCCACAAGATTGGTTATAAGCTTGGATATTTTATCGGTAAATTTACCGAAACTTTGTGCTATCGTTCAAGATCGTTTGATCGTAAAGAGACGATGAAGTTTGTCGGCTTGAAGGCTGATGTTGAATTTGCAATATTCCTTCATGATAGCCTTATTCAATTTGTTCGCAATCAATTGAAAGATTATTTGTGGAGCAACAATTTGACCGTTCTACAAGGCGCAGAGCGGCATAGAGTTGTTTCAAGCTTTGTGATTGGCTGCTGCTCGCGCATTAATCAGCGGCTTAAAGAATTGGTTGATAATCACAAGGTATCGGCCAATTCCACAGCATTGGTGATTGCCAAGCAATCTCTTATTAAAGACGCTATGAATGGAATTAACATCAAAGCCGCTGATAATCGCGGACGTAAGAATAAGATTGAAAGCGATAGTTTTGCTGCTGGTAGAACTGCTGGTGATCGTGCGAGCTTTGGGCGACCTGTTACAGGTTCTAACGCTGTATTAAGATTGAAGTGATTTTAACAGTTGACATACATATTAAAATTTGCTAGTCTCAATTTATCGAATGGAGCTAAGCAAATGTATCAAACGTATGGTCAATTCTGTAACGAACGTTCTGGTCTTTGGCGCAATCCAAATCGGTTTGTCAAGACTGTTAAGAATGAGCAATACGATTTTCATGTTAAATGCTGGAAATGGTATCGCTTGCATTTGACACGGCAATTTTATGAAACCAATGGGCGCTTGCCTAAACGTGGAGAGATTTAAATAACGCTTGACTAACAAATTCTAGTTTGATATGTTGAATGTATCAGATGGAGGAATGTTATGATCCAAGTTTATGAAACTAATTCTGGCAAGAGGCAATATGTTGGATGCTCTTACACTCTTGCTTTTCAAATTTGGCTTGCTCTAAACGCTAAAGGTATTAAGGCATTTATTATCAAGCTTGACACTAACAAAACCGTCTATTAATGGAGAACGACATGACCGAACAAATTATTCCTAACATCGTCACCTATCATTCAAAGAACGCAAAGCCTCATGAAGCTTGGCTTGCCTACATTGAATTGAAAGGCGAGCAATTGCTTGTCAGAATGGTTGGATCAACTGAAGCTGCTGCAATCGAACGGGCTAAGAATTGGTGGATCAACGAAAGTGCCCATCAAGCTCGGATTGTGGGCAGGCATGAGATTGAAGAAGATGACGTGCCTGCCGGACCATATAAAGCCGCTGATGATAAAAAGGCCCAATGGGGTCAGCCAACTACCCCTGTTTGGGGAAAGCCTACTGGTGACAGCCCTAGCGGCATTGGGCGCGGTCATGGGCTGGCAGGGAAGGTATGGCTTATCAATCATAACCTGAAGCAGAAGCAACGTGTTGATCCTAGCGCAGTTGATGCAATGCTTGCTGAAGGTTGGCTTAAGGCTGGTCCTAGAACATCGTTTAAGGATTAATCAATATGGCTAGCAATTGGTTTAAAATCCCTTTGCGATACGTTAGGTTGCTGCCAATGCATCCAAATCTTAATGCGTTCTATTGGATAACATCAGGTCACTATTTGAAGAAATTTTGTTTCGCATGGAATGAGATTTAAAATGCAAACACATTATCGCGTCAGTGTTTATGAAGATGAATATGGGGTTGTTCGATATTCCATTCCTTTTTGGTTGCTGCTTGGAAAGGAATGCAAGCTTTTATATTGCATTCATGTCAAGATGAAGCCAAAGCCTATCAATAAGCCTAGATTGATTGCTTATCGAGATTGCGACAAGCTAAATTGGATGGAATAAGAAAGCAATAAAATTACTCAAATAATTGAATTTCAAGCTTGCATTTAAAATTGAAAGGTGTATATTCAAATCATCGGACGGCAATCAAGCAAGTCCTAATTCAAATGTAAATGGAGAATGAAAATGGTTATCGTGATGAAGGGTGCGGTTAAGTTTAAGTCTCTCAAGGCTGCTTACGAGAGTGCAAAGAAGCTTAACCCTGAATTGAAGTATATGACCTTTTATATGCGTCAGCGTGAAGCGGCTAAGGATGGCGGTCTTGGTTGGAAGGTTTCTGAAGCTTATCATGCTAAGCCTCGCAAGTATGTTCGCAAGAGTGAACAGGCTGTTGTCTAATTAGAGAGTGGAGCGCAAATGCTCCACAACTCTTTTAAAATCAAACAAGGAATTTAAAAATGATTGATGATTGTGAAATTTTTGATAGACTTGAGCAATCTTATGTTAAGATTGGTAGAATGCAATCTAACATTGAAATGTTAGAAATTGAGTTGCGAGCTAAGGCAACCGAATTGAATATGATGGCCAATAATCGCAAGATTGGCACAGTCGAAGATGGTAAAAAATTTATTGCTCTTGCGCACGATCTTGTGAATGCGATGCGAGACGGTAAAAAAATTGAAGCCATTAAGATTGTGCGTGAAGTACACGGACTTGGTTTGAAAGATGCTAAAGATGTGGTTGAAGATGCAATGTATGCTGATACTAAAGTTTGCTAATGTGAATGGGGGATAAAATCCCCCATTTATTTTTAAATAGAAAGTTTTAAAATGGAAAATCTATTTACATTTATTTTGTTAATATCTGTATCCATCTTTGCTTTTTCACTTGGCAATGCCATTGCACATCAAAATCAAGAAGCTGCTGCTATGTGGTTTCTTTGTTTCATTGGTTTTGTCATCATAAACATGCTAGCCAATTGGAGATAATTTGAAATGACAAATGAACGCTTGCACGAGATAACGCAGATAATCGAGCAAAAAATAGCACCAATCTACGTTGATCTTGAGGGCAACCCAAATAGTCTTATTCTTGAGATAGTTAACGCTATCGCCCCTCTAATCGAAGCAGCGTGGGTTGAAGGACAAAAAGATATGCAAGTTCGCTCTGCACTTATTGCCGATAATGCACACAACGACTATAATCGTCGTTTAACAATCATCAATGTTACGCGAGCAATTGCACGAGATATTCGCAATCTCTCTACAGATTGGGTAGATAAGGAATGCGATAATGCTAATAGCTAGACGATCATTCTTAATCGGATTAGGCTCTATGCTAGCTGCGCCAGCTATTGTTCATGCTGGCAATCTAATGCCTATAAAGGCGCTAGTTCCTAAGCCGCTTTCAATGGAAGATATTTATGAGCACTACGCTAAATTCTTAGAGCAAGAAAGCAAAAGGCTTAGCGAGTTGATAGCTAATGATATTATGAAAGGTAATGACAGATTTTTTATATAGCTATTTTAAAATAGTTGGATTGGTGACAATGAATGCGCGTTGTGAAGTCCCAAAGCGATTTCCCAATTCACCTTTGCTCATTTCCCGAATGTAATCTCTATCAATCATAATTTGTAAGCAACGTTTGATCGCTGCTGTAGCACCTAGCTTGTCATTCTTGAATGCTGATTGCGCGACCAATCGACGGCTAATATATGAATAGCTGATTACCTTGTCATTATACATCTTTTCAGACTTTTCGCTTTTATCTGAATATTTCTTTACATATTCCCAATCTTGCATGACATATTCTTTTATAATTCTAATAATGTCATCAATCTGTTTTATCTCGCTAGTGTTCATTCCTATTTTGCCTTCTTCAAACTTAAGGCTAAGAGTTTCAATATCATTATTGACCATTGATATAGCCCAATTCATGTGATCTGCTTCTATCAATGGTTCAAACATATTTATGCCCACAGCTATGATTGCAGCCAATTTTAAAACTTTAATATGCGCTCTATTCCATAGCTGCTTAACAACATCTTTTTGTCCATTTAAATTTATTTGACTATCTGCATAACGATCATAACTATCTGAAATTTGTTCTGCTTCTCTTGTAAATTTTACATTGATAACTTTGCGCGGATTTGAATTTTGGATCATTTCAGCGTTGGCGCAAACGGTAGTCAGCTTTTCAATTAAGCTGAAAGTTGGCTTTATCTCGCCGTGGATTTTATTGAATGGCACGCGATAACCATTGTATTCAATTAGAAGAAACCGTGGCAGCAATCCCTCACTAATCATATCTTCATTCAGCGCACCATAAAAACGTTCTGGTGTGCTTTCACCTAGAATGCTAAACGAAGGTGACGGAATTGCGCTTGTATTTTTATCTTTATCTGCATAAACAGAAGGTCTAGCTATTTGTCCAAATCCAGATTTGTTATATAAATCTAACAGCATTCTTCTTAATGAAACTTCCGCACCATTGGCATTGTAGTTGGCCATCTGCAAAAGGCGCAAACCAAATTCACCAAGGATCGTGACAAAGCATTGTGAGTTGTTTGCAATATATTTTATAAGTGCTTGACCAGATGCAATTTCAGATGGTCCTATAAAATTCATTGCAGTAGGCACCTGTTGACGTATTTCGTGCATTAACTTGTCGATGCCTAAAGCCATTCCTTCCTTACCGCTACCAGTGCCAGCAAGAAGCAAAACATATTGATTTAAACCTGTACCAGATACATTGTAGGCACGTCCGGTTATGCCGCTCATTAAACCTATAGCCGCTGCTAATGCAATTTCAGGTACAGGACGTGGCGATGATTGATAAATGAAAAGAGCAATTTCACCTAACAATCCAGGTGGCAAATTTAAATGTGGCTTTGAATTGGTAGAGGCACCTGGATTTGAACCAGGATTAACACCTTCAAAGGGTGCAGGCTTACCTTTAACCGATGCCTCTTTAGTGGTGGTGCTGGTAGGACTTGAACCTACAACCAATCCGTTATGAGCGGATGGCTCTAACCTTTGAGCTACAGCACCTTCATTTTTAATTTCTTGAATGTGATCTTTTAGGACATTTGTAAAACCATCAAAATCAAGATCAGGTAACATTTTATCAAATGATTTGTCAATCATCCAATTCAGATAATCTTGACGTTGTGCTTTTAAACGTTTTCCTAAATCTGATTTGTGAAATATTCTTTTAATTTGATTTCTATTTTGCGTATAGAAAGCAATGATGTTGATAAGCGCCAAATCTGCTTCAGATTGACTTGGATAATAAGTGTTCCAGCTACCAGAAAATAAATCTGAAAATTTAATTCCATTGTCAGCATTAGCTGCACGCTCAATTATAACTTCGTCAGTTTCTTTCTCTTGAGCATCACCAACAAACAAATTAGTTTGCGGAACAGACGAACCAATTTGTTCAAATAATTGTGTCAATAATTCTTGACGATATTCAATACCTTTTTTATGATAAATATCACCTGTAAAAGTTGCATATCTACCGCTGCTATACATTTCAATAAAATTTCTTCTACGTCCTACAGGAATTTCACCTTTGATAATAATGTGTAAGCCTGTACCAGATGGTGATTTTTCACTGTAGCTATCGAATTCACGAAAGATTTTAATTTGTTTATCTAATGCAATAGCATCGCCATGCGTATCGTCTAAATCTATAAATGTGTATGGGTCTTTATCTGAAAAAACAAAACCAATGCCATCCCATTTACAAGTTTTAAAAGCTTCTACAGCTTCTTCAAATTTTACCCATGTATTAGGATTAGTTGTGCTTGCTTTTTCACCACTAATGGGATTGTACGGAACCTTAGTAGGCTTTGCTGCACCAATATCTTCAAACTTCCATACGAGCCATTGTGGAAGAACCTTTAATTCTTCTGGAATATTATTGAAATTATTTAGTTGAGCCTGCATGTCAGGCTGATATGGATTATACAAAATATCCCCCACTTAGCAAGCGTGGTTAATGTTTAACGACGCTCACTAAATAGTCATGTAAAGCTTGCAAAGTTAAATAGCTTGGATTAGTAATTTCACCTTGATGAAATTTACATATCCAGCTATAACTAACTTCAATGTTTTTCTTATTTAAATCATCTGTAATTTGTTGCAGCGATATTCTTGCTGGACGATTTTTGATTAAACTTAACGTTTTTTCATAAAGGTTCATTGTGGGAATTTTTCCCTATTATTGCAATTTCGCTGCTAAGCTGCTACAATAATAAATTGCCGTCAAGCGGAATTATTTGCTTGACAAGGGAAAATACCATCTATAGGCTTTTGGACGAATAAAAATCAAATAAGGAATTAAAATGAATACACCTAATGTATGGGGTCAACCTTCCCCACAATCAAACCCTGTACCCAAAGACCCTATTGCAGAAGCTTGGGATAGCTTTGGGCGCGATGCTGTTTTGATGCAATGGCAGAAGTTACAGAAAGATTTAGCTGCTGCTAAAGAAGCTGAAATGGAATTTAGAAAGTATGTTGTAAAGCGTGCATTTCCTAATCCTACTGAAGGCACTAATACGCAAGAGCTTGGCAACGGTTATCAGCTTAAAGCCGGTATCAAATTCAATTACAAACTTAAAGATAATGATACAGTGAAGCTTGGTTTGGCAGAGATTGCCAAAATCGGTAATGATGGTTCATTCATCGCTGATAGATTGGTAAGCTGGACACCTAATTTCTTGCTTACTGAATATCGCCAGCTTCAAGAAGATTGTGAGAAAGGCGACACCAAAGCTATCGGCATTATGAAGATCATAAATTCATTTCTTGAAATTACCGAAGCTGCGCCAAGTCTTGAGATTAAAGAGCCGAAAGCTAAAAAGAAATGAATATTTTTAAAAGAAGTAAAGTTAAAATTTGGAAAATTCACGTTTATCAAGAAAGTCCTGTTTATAAGGAAATGTGGTTTAAACTAAAGAATGATTTAGAATTTATGAAAGATCACAATTACGGGCTTGTTGAAATTAGACATACTTGTGAGATTGCTCTTAAGGAAATGAAAAAAATAGAAACAGTTATGCAAATTAAATCATTTGAAGAAGCAGGATATTTTTAATGCAAGCTTCACAGCTTAAGCCCGCTAAAGATTTTGCAATTCAGTATGGTGTAAAAGCCATTGTGTATGGAGCACCTGGAAGCGGTAAAACACCAATCATTAATACTGCGCCTAGACCTGTACTATTAGCTTGCGAACCTGGATTGCTATCTATGCGTGGTTCTATGGTTCCAACGTGTCAAGCGTTTACACCAGAAGCTATTGATGATTTTTTTAAATGGTTTTTTAATTCAGCAGAAACTAAAAATTATGATACGCTGGCCGTCGATAGTATTTCACAGATGGCTGATACTTATTTACAGAAAGCTTTAAAAATCCAGAAGCATGGTTTGAAAGCTTATGGTGATATGGCTACTGCTGTGATGGATCATTTAAGACCCCTGTTCTATACGCAGCATAAACATACATATTTGATTGCCAAAGAAGGTATATTTGAAGGTGTTCGCCGTCCATATTTTCCAGGCAATCAATTAAACGTCGATGTACCTCATATGTATGATTTCATCTTGCATCTAGGTATTCAAAACGTTCCTGCTATGGGGCAAGTGAAAGCTTTTAGATGCAACGAAACTATCGACGTACTTGCACGCCATAGAACTGGAAATTTAAATGAATTTGAACCGCCTGATTTTGGCTTAATCGTAAAGAAAGCGATGGTGTAGAATGCCACTCAATCTTAAAATTAGTGCAACTTGCTATTCGGAAATTGCTGCACAATTAGAACAGCAAGGGGTAAAAATAAATAGTGGTATGCCTCTTACTCTTGAAAAAGGAACGCATTTTGCACCACCATATGATTATAGAATGATTGCTATTAGACGCGATGTTATGACAGAAGCGTCTAAAACATATCATTCACCATTCGATGATAATCATTCTGTAACTAACACAGAGCATTTTCTAAATCATATGAACACTGTTTTACAATGGGTATTAGAGGGGACATTACCACAGCCAGCAGAAAACAAAGATAGAGTTGAACCATTAGCTACAACAAGCAAGGATTGGAAATAACATGGACACCTTTGACGCTAGAAATTTTACACCTTCTCAAGGTGGTGAAGCACATCCACTCGGAATGTATGATTTCACTATCTCTAATACCTATGCGAAAGGCACAAAAGATAACACTGGTGGAATGTTGGTTATTGAATTTACTTCGCCAGTTGGACGCATTGAAAAGCGTTATAATTTGTGGAATAGCAGCCCGCAAGCTGTAGAGATTGCACAAAAAGAACTTTCTGCACTCTGCTATGCTACGAATGTTTTCAAGCTTTCATTTCCTAAAAATCCAGATGGATCGCCTATTGTTGATAAAGCTGCGTTTGAATTGCGTGGCGCACGCGGTCGAATGGAAGTTGTGCCACAGAAGCGTAAGAACTCTAGTGGCCAGCTTGAAGATACAGGTTATGTTGAAATTAAGAAGGTCTATGACGCGCAAGGTAATGAACCTGGAAAGGCACCACAAGCTGCACAGCCAATCCAACCTGCACAACAGTCTAATGGACAAGCACAGCCTAATGCGGGTTGGACTAATCAACAGCCACAAGCACAGCCACAAAACAATCAGCCGTCGCAGCAGCCAATGCAGCAAAATAACGCTGGCGGTTGGGGTCAACCCGCTCCACAACAGCAACAGCCACAGCCTAATCAGCCGCAAGGCGGATCGCCACCTTGGGGTAGTCAATAACTTTTGCAGATAGTTTTATAAATATTTTTAAACTGCAAAAGTAAACTTTATAGCGGGGTAGAAATATCCCGCTATTTTTTCAAAAAAGGAATTAAAAATGTCAACACGTCGTTACTGTACAAAAGCAGATCAAGAAAAAGATTTAGAAGAAGCAAAGAAAATTCTAAAGCTCATGAATGCTAAAGGATTTGAAATTGACATAATCGATGGTGCTTGTTACATTAAAATTCTAAATCCTGAATATTTTAATAAATCTGCTACTGAAGCCATCAAACTTAATGAACAACCCTGGCTAGCAATTCATTTAGAGCTATTGATTGTAGCTGCTCACATTGATGAACTTTAATGCCTGTCATTCAAGATTACATAAATGGGCGATGGAAACCTAGAGAGATAGACGATAGTATGCCCACAATGACACCTGATGAAATTGTAAAGACTTTACGCGATAGTCTTGAAGAATATTCAATTGAAAAATATCCGGCTAAGCATCGCAGTCATTTGGGTATATCGTTGATTGGTGATGAATGTTGGCGCAAAATTTGGCTTACGTTTCGTTGGGCTAAGCTCAATCAATTTGATCCTAGAATGCGTCGATTGTTTCAACGCGGTAAAGATGAAGAAGCTAAGATTGAGCAATTCTTATTGTGGGCTGGAATTAGTTTTAGAGCGGTTATTGATCCATCTACAGGCGATCAGCATAAAGCATCATTGATTGATGGACATTATGGTGGCGAAACGGATGGGATAGCAACACTAGGATTTGCCGATAATCTACCTGTCATTTGTGAATTTAAAACTCACAATAAGAAAAGTTTTGATAAGTGGAAAGCCGATGGTGTGGTAAAATCCAAACCAGAACATTGGGCGCAAATGTGCGGTTATGGAAAGGAATTTAAAATTCAACATGGTCTTTATGTTGCTGTAAATAAAGACGATGAAACTATGGATTTTGAGTTTAAAACTCTTGATTGGAATTATGCTATAGAGCTTGAAAAGAAAGCTACTGATATAATCTATGCCAAGCTTCCACCAGAAAAGATAAGTCAGCAATCAAGCTTCTGGAAATGTCAGTATTGCCATTTTCAGTCAATATGTTTTTATAATGAGCCTGTTGAAAAGAATTGTAGAAGTTGCGTCTTTAGCGAGCCTGTTGAAAACGCACAATGGAAATGTAATAAGTTTGGTCAAGTGATACCAAAAGATTTCATTCCAAAAGGCTGTAATGAGCACAAAGGAATAATCTAAATGATAGATAAATTTGATCTAAATTTTGAAGCTAACACACCAGTCGAAATGGTGTTGTTAGGTAAGATACGACAGCTAGAATATCAAATGGAACTATTACAACATGAAAAAGGTTTAGGCGTTAGCGTTGATAAAAATCAACCTATAGAGTTACATTCTAAATCAATGTTTGCAACTATATCTTTGCCTTATACCGCGCGTGTTCATTGCGCTGTTGATAATATGGGCAAGCTAGAAATATTTCAAAGCGTTCATTTTAAAGATAATCCTAAACAATTTGGTATGCAATATTTTGTTGATCCAGAGCCGATGAATAAATATCAAGCTGCTGATATGTTAAACATGCTACATAGACGTAACACACATATGATTGCAGAATTCCTTACTACGAAGTAATCTTTATGATTAAATTGCGACCATATCAACGTGAAGGTCTTGATGCCATCTGGCATTATTTTCAGAATGGTAATAAAGGCAATCCGGTTTTAGCGTGGCCAACTGGTACTGGTAAATCAATCGTGCCAGCTATTTTTATTGAAAGTGTAATGAAACTATGGCCAACACAACGCTTTCTGTTGGTGACACATGTTAAAGAATTAATCGAACAAAATGCAGGAGTATTAAAAGAAGTATGGCCAACAGCACCACTTGGCATTTATTCAGCAGGACTAAAAGAGAAAAACCCTGTAATGCCTGTAGTGTATGCTGGCATTCAATCTGGTATCAAAAATCCAAGTCTATTTGGTTGGCGCGATATTGTATTTATAGATGAAGCGCATTTGATTAATCAAGATGAAGCGAGCATGTATCAAACTTTTCTCACTACGATAAAATTGATAAATCCAAATGTAAAAATTATTGGCATGACCGCAACGCCATTTCGCATGGGACAAGGATATATAACCGATGGTGGCTTATTTACAGACATTGTTCATGATCTTTGTAGCATGGATAATTTTAATCGTCTTTTGGCTGAAGGTTACTTATCAGCACTTATTCCAAGGCGAACTAAAATAGAGCTAGATGTTTCAAATGTTGGAATGGTCAAAGGCGAATACATTCAAAGCCAATTGCAACACGCTGTTGATGTTGCTGAAGTCACGTTTCAAGGTTTGCGAGAGTTGGTAGAGTGTGGGCATGATAGACGTTCATGGTTGTTATTTGCTTCTGGAATTGAACATGCCGAACACATAGCTCAAATGCTTGGTCAATTTGGCATAGATTGCGCTGCTGTTCATTCTAAAAACACTGGTGAATTTAATGACAAAGCTATTAGAGCTTTTAAAGATGGCTCGCTACGATCTATTGTCAACTATGGAAAACTTACAACAGGTTTCAACCATCCTGCGATTGATCTTATAGGCATGTTTCGTCCAACAATGTCTGTTCCTTTATGGGTACAGATGCTTGGGAGAGGCACGCGACCAGCAGACGGTAAGCCTAACTGTCTTGTATTGGATTTCGCACGCAATACACCGCGCCTAGGACCAATAAACGATCCTATAATTCCTAGAAAGAAGGGGGAAGGTACAGGCGACATTCCTATTAAAATCTGTGATGCTTGTGGGACTTTCAATCATATTAAAGTTAAGCACTGTGTTTCGTGCGGCATGGAATTTGAATTTGAAATTAAAATTACTAAAGTTTCTGGATCAGCAGAGCTTATAAAATCAGACTTACCAATTGTAGAGCAATTTGACGTTGAAAGAGCCATATATTTAAAACAAGAAAAGATTGGCAAAGCACCCTCCATTAAGGTAACATATTTTTGCGGTATTCGATCTTTTAACGAATGGGTATTCCCACAATCGTTAGGTGGCCTTGGAAGGCATAAATTTCATCAATGGTGGAAACAGCGTCATGAAACTGTGCCACCAGCTACAACCGATGAAGCTTTGAATTATATAGCTCAATTGCGTTGCCCTAAGAAAATCAAAGTATGGGTTAATAAAAAGTTTCCAGAAGTTTTAAGTGCTGAATTTTAAAAATGGCAAACATAGAAGTGTTAGAAAATCTTAATTTAAAAAATAACAAAGCAGAAACATATATACGCATATGTATCACTTTAGATAATGGTAATCAGAAATGCGTTTATCTTTATAAACCTTGTGATGATAAAACACTTCAAATTGCGCTTTGCATTTTATCAAAAAGTATGGAAAATATTTAAATGGCATATCCGGTTAAATTTGAAGGTTCAAATGTAAAGTTAAAAAAGCCGCCTAATATGGATGATTTACAATGTACTGAATTGCCTATTTTTAAGAATGGTGTTAACTGTGTTTCATGTTGGGAATTTTCAGAAGAAGAAATAGAATATATTTTAAAGAACAAAAGAATTTACGTTAGTATTTGGAGTGGCCCAAGTCAGCCACCTTTGTTCGTAGGTACTGAAACTGATGTTAGAATGCTCATAGCAGATAATGGTGTATGGAAAAAATGACACCTAAAATTAGATCAGATGCCTTTTATGATATTCAATCGTCACTGATTTATGCTTTGGAAAAAGCTACAAAAGAAAACGGTTTGCTTCGATCTTGTATCAATTGCATTCATTTTAATGAGCAAAACGAAAGTTGTAAATTGGCTAATGGATTAAAACCACCAGCTAGGATTATTGCTTATGGTTGCGTTAAATGGGAATGCCACGACGAAATTCCATTTTGATAAAGCAGAGCACAATAAATCTTACAATGGAAAACGTACTGAATATTTTAAAAATTATTATCAATCACATAAAGAAAAGAAGAATAAGGCTTCTTTGTTATGGTGGAAAAACAATAAAGAGAAGCACAACCTAAGCAGACGTAAGTGGTACAAGAAAAACAAAAAGGCTTATCGACTAACTAGAAAAGCCAAAGACGCTGGAATTAAATTAAGTATAGCAGAAGCAAGAAGGATCATAGAGAATGGCTAAGCTAAAATCAAAACGTAATAAAATTACTGTAGATAAAAGCATTTTTCCTAAAATAGGATCATCTTTAAAAATTAAACTTCCTGATGATTATGTAGTTAGAGATAACGTTAATCATCCGTCACATTATGGTGGTGCTGATAACATATATGAAGCGATCAAAGTCATGCGCAATCGTATGACAAAAGAAGAATTTATTGGTTATCTGAAAGGCTGTGTTTACACTTACAATGATAGAGCCAAGCACAAAGGAAATGAAGCTGAAGATTATCAGAAGGCAGCTTGGTTTCAAAACTATCTTGTAGAATTTATGGGGAATAGCAATGCGAATTAATGTCTATACAGAAGAATTGATTAATGAAGAAATTGCAGAAATGCCGCGCGCTGAAATTGTAACAGCAGAATACGTTAGCAGCCGAACAGGCTTGCCAATGAAAAACTATGGACTTAGAATTTTCTTAAAGTCTGCACCTGAATTACATTATATTCCTGGACGTGATGATGATAGGTCTGCTGTTACTTTCTGGTGTGGTGAAAAAGAAAAGAATGTATTTGAATTTTTAGAAAAGATTAGAGTTGCTGCAAACGCTTCTACTTTAAAGCTTTGGCATGATAAAACAGAAAAGCAAATTAAAGAAGCTGTAGAAGCTGAAAATGAAAGAAATAAAAATGGATAACGCCGATACAAAATTAAATCCTTGGCACCCTATAAAAAATTCGATTGACTTAAAGCATCTAGGTAAGTTAGCTGAAGAAGTCAATGAATTAGGTGCAGCTATCGCACGTTGTATTATTCAAGGTGTTGACGAATGCGAGCCTGTTACTAAAAAGCCAAATAAGGTTTGGCTAGAACAAGAAATAGCAGATGTTCTAGCAGGAATAAATTTGACTATAGAAAGATTTAAATTAGATGCTAAATTTATTAGTGAAAGAAGTCTTTTAAAAGAAAAGCGTTTACAAGAATGGCACTATATGGCGTGAATAGGTAAATCATGGCGCGCAAATCTGCTAAGCCTTCAGAAAAGATACAAGAAAAATCGAAGCTTTTAGAAGCTGTTGAATTTCTTTCATTGTTTATGAAAGATGAAGGCGCACCTTACGAATGTCATTTGCTGTTAAGCAATAAAACAGCAACGGCGTTCAATGGGATTATAGCAGGTGGTCAAATTATAGATGAAGAAATATATGCTGCGCCTAGAGCTAAAATCTTACTAGAAGCGTTGAAAAAGTGTGGGGATAATTATTCTCTTACTCAATTAGACGCTTCTAAACTTTCTATCAAAGCTGGAAAATTTAAAGCTATCATTCCGTGTATTGATCCAACTCTATTAGGATTTCAAAATCCAGATGCACCTTCATACGATGTTGATAATCGTTTAAAAGAAGCGATGGAAGTAATCGAAGCTATCAAAACTGAAAATGCTCAAAGACTGGTTACACAATCATTTCTTTTAAACGGCCAATCCATAGTAGCTACAGATGGAAAAATCATATTTGAATATTGGCATGGTTTGAATTTACCAACTGATATTCCAATTCCAAAGTCTATAATTCCTTCTGTGACAAAAACTAAAAAACAGCTTACTAAAATTGGTTTTAGTAATTCAACTGTGACTTTTTTCTTTGATGACAATTCATGGGTTAGAAGTCAGCTATATGCAGAGAAATGGCCAACGCTTGCCCACATATTAGAAACGCCATGCCATCCTGCACCAATACCGGCTGATTTTTTTAATGGGTTGGATACCATCGCTTCATTTTCTGAAAAAGGCTCTATATTTTTAGAAGATGGTAAAATGCGAACGCATAAAGAAGAAGGAAAAGGCGCTATCTATGAAATTGACGGATTGAAAGCTGCACCTGAATTTTCAATTCGCTATCTTCAAATGATTAAGCCTTATGTCAACACCATAGATTTCAATGTATCTGGTCGCCATTCTATGCTAGTGTTTTATGGAAAGAACATTAGAGGGGTTATAGCAGGATATGGTTAAATATGTAGGTTGGGACTTATCAACAAAGCCGGATCAAACTATAACGTATGTAAAATGTTCGCGTTGTGGGCAGTTTATTTCAAATGTAGCAGCTAAATATGAACCGACTAAAGACCTTTGGATTTGCTATAGATGCCAATCTTAAATGATGAAGGCTTTATAGAACTCTCTCAAGACAAAGTTAAGTTAAAGCCTTATAAACCTAGGCCATTTAAAACTGTAGAATACATGACAGACCAGGAAATTCTTTCTGGTGCTGGCGGTATTCTTATTGGTGATACTGAAACGTTTAAAAATTATTTTCTGATTTCATTCAAAGATGTAAAGACAAAAAAATATATAGTATTTGAACCACCGTTCAATGAACGAAAATTATCATGGTTGATGCACAACTATACAACAGTTGGTTTCAATTGGTTAAAGTACGATCTTCCGATCATTTGGTATAGCTATGTAACGCAAGATGTTCGAGATTTACAACAATTGTCTAACGCTATTATTTTTGAAAATCTTTATTATCAGCAAGCACAATCTCAATTTCAATTTAAGATATTTCCAACAAACACAATAGACTTGATTGAAGTTGCACCTTTAAAAGGTAGCTTAAAGCTTTATGGTGCTAGGCTTCACGCTCCACGCATTCAAGAGTTGCCATTTGATATTGAGAAAGAACTAACTGAAGAAGAAAAGCTAATAATCAAACATTACAATTTTAATGATCTTGACACTACCGAATTACTTTTTCATTTTATGAAGGAACGCTTAGAGTTACGCAAAGATATGAGCTTGCGCTATCATGAAAATCTTATGAGCAAATCTGATGCTCAAATTGCAGAAGTTGTCATATCTAAAGAAGTAGGAAAAGCTCTAGGCAAGTATCCTCCCAAAAGCGATATTAAAGCTGGATATTCTTTCAAATATGAAAAGCCAAGCTACATTCGCTATGCTACTGACGAATTGAAAAAATTATTAAATGCTGTTTTAAAGTCAGATTTTGTTGTCAATGAATTTGGCACCATTGATACTCCACGATTGTTAAAAGATAGAAGTGTGACCATAAATGGATTGGAATTTTCATTTGGTATTGGTGGATTACATAGCTGTGAAAAATGTATCACATACAAAGCTGATGAAGATTACATTATTGTTGATCGCGATGTAACTAGCTATTATCCAGATATTCTCTTGACGCTTGGTCTATATCCAGAACAGCTTGGTCCGTCTTTTCTAAGTATTTACAAAGGCTTCAAAGATGAACGAGTAGAAGCTAAAAAGACAAAACAATTTACATATGATAAAGGTTTGAAAATTCTTATCAATGGTACAAGCGGAAAATTAAATTCGCAGCATAGCCGCTTGTATTCTCCTAAATCATATATTCATATGACGATAACAGGACAATTATCAATTCTTATGCTAGTTGAAATTCTAACTTGTAATGGATTTAAAATAATATCTGGTAACACAGATGGTATTGTCATTTATTGTAAACGAAATGAATATGAAAAATTATTATATTGGATTGACTTTTGGGAAAAAGAAACAAAATTCAAGACTGAAGAAACTCAATACAAAGAATATCATGCACGCGATGTTAATTCTTATTTTGCATTAAAGTTAGACGGATCGGTTAAAGTTAAAGGTAGTTACGCTGAAGTAGGATCACAAAGCGGAACACAATTAGACAAAAATTGTCAATATTTAATTTGTGCAGATGCTATAAAATTATTGCTTGGTAAAGGCATTCCTATTGAAAAAACAATTAAAGAATGCAAAGATATAACGCGATTTGTCGAAATACGGAATGTTACAGGTGGTGCCCACAAAGATGGTGAATATTTGGGCAAAGTAGTACGTTGGTACTTTGCTAAAAATGTAGTCGGAACTATTAACAAGGTATCAAATAATTATAAAGTACCAGATACAGAAGGTGCCAAGCCTTGTATGGACTTACCAGAAGCCTTTCCAGACGATATAAATTATGCTTGGTACATCAATAAAACGTTGGAAATGCTTCAAGATTGTGGGTACATGAAAAAACCTAAGCAAGTATCATTTTTCTAGTTGACTAATAATTTTAATTCCTGTATGATCTAAAACATCAAATGGGAGCAAGATATGTCTGAAGCCTACAAAGATGGAATGAAAGCTGCTAAAGAAGGCAAACAAGCTTCAGACAATCCTTATATTTGTGGAACCACAAAGCTTGGCTCAATCAAATTCTCTGAAGGTGGTATTGATTGGGATAATGGATTTCGTTCGATGCAGCCTGCTAGAAAGGCTTCAGAAAAAGAAATTCAAGCTGCTGCGTCTGTTGACGTTTCAAGGTTTCGTAAAAAATCAAATCGTTTTTATAGTTGACTGAAGCTTTAAAATGTATATACTCTTGAATATCAAACAGGAGCTAGTCACATGAACAAGGTAACTAATTGCAACAATCAAACTTTCTTTGTTGGCCAACGGGTTAAATCTAATGATGGTTGGATTGGTACAATTGTGAAGATTTCAAATCGTTGTTTGGTGACGCTTTATGTCAATCCAGATGATATTAACGATGTTCCAGAATATCAACGTTGGAATTTGAATCCTGAAGCTGCAAAAATGTCTGGAAAGCTTAATTATTGTGAACCGCGTGATGCTGGACAATCAATGGGTAATTTTAGCCCATTTTGAGTGCTTGACAGCCTGAAGGTTTAAATGTATATTGGCTTTGTTAAATGAAACAGGAGGAATGACAAATGGATATGTCTAAAGCAGCGTTGCCAGCTAAATATGGTCATGCTTCTAAAGCAGATGAAAATCATCCTCTTTTTCCATTGTATCAACAACATCGTTCTAATATGTCGAGGTTGATGGTAAATAGTGATGATTTTCAAGATTGGAAATATCAATACGAAAGAAATAAGATTGCTGAAGATGCAACGCAACGTCCTGAATATCCTGATTTTCTTAAATGGATGACTAAAAATAAAGGTGGGGCTAGAGTTAGTCCGGTAGGTGCATTTCCACATAATTTTTATTATTGGTGTGAAGGCGGTAGATGGTAATTAAAAAGCCCCTTAATTGGGGCTTTTTCTTTTTAAGCTTCAACATAAGCTAATATGCGATATTTTGAATAAACTCCTACACCAACCCTATGACCGTGATTGCCACTTATAAGAATTGGATTACCACTCCTATCAAATCCTTTTACAATGCCGACATGGTGCGCCATTACAGCGATAGCGCCAATGCGTTTAGCTGTACGCGGACGTTTTAACCAACTAATTGCACGATCATCAACACCTTTAGCATTGGTTAATTTACGCAAAAAGGCGCTGCACCAAAGGTTAAGCCGCACGCCAACTTGACGCGCATTCATGCCGATATATTGGCTCGCCTTGGCTATTAGATTATTATGGGTTGGCTCATTCGTGATCGGACCTAGCGAGGCTAGGTGAATTTTTTTAGCCTTATGAGCGACACGCTTTTTTAAATAACGCTTGTGTTTATGAGCTATAACTTTACGTTTCGAGTAGGTTGAGACTTGCCCACAATATCTAGCTCCACAAAATTCATTTTTTAAATCAATTGTTGGATTGGCATTAGCGGAACTTGTTAAAGCAGCAAACATGGTTATAGCGAGTATAGACTTTATCATTTAAAAATCCCCCGGCTATCGTAGTTTTAATTCTGTGAGATTGTCTAATTTTTCTTTGACTTCAACAATCAATGATTTAATATCTGTCAAAGCATCTTTGAAAGTTGGTACTTCAATATAATTATCTCTTATGTACAATTCTAGCTTATAATGCTTTTCTTCGTAGCGTTCTATGTGAGTTTTAATTGATCGTAGAGTTTCAGAAATATTATCGCGTAGCAGCTTACCGTCATCTTCTATCTTTTGTCTAACAAATGTTTTCACTTCAACATCATGAGCTATTAGCTTTGCATCAACATTAGTTTCATGCGTTGTAACAATTCTGGTAACTTTAGCTGTGATCGTGATAACGCTAAATAAGAACGTTACAACCATTCCACCTAAAGTTAACCAGAATTGATAAGTCATTTCAGGCTTATTGATCTTCATCAGAAGGAATTGGTGCCTGAATTTGATTGTGCATATCGTCAATACGAGCTTCTAAATCTGCACGATCAGTATCGCTAATATTTTGTCCTGTAAATTTTTCAAATAACGCTACAGCGAAAGGTTTCAAATCGGTAATAGCTTGAGCAAGCACAGGCTCTACCTTAGTGAAAACATCAATAGCTGTTGTGACAAGTCCAATAGCTGTTGCAGCATCCATTTATTTAACTCCATTAGCAGCTTGAGCATTTTGGAACGCTAAAATAGCGTTCTTTGCTGTTTGGACTAAACTAAAGCTATCGCCACTTGGATTGTTCTTAATAAATGTTCTTAAATTAACATATGCTGTATAAGCCTTAGCTTCATAAGGCTGCACAAGAGCAATGTTTTTCCAACAGACTTTAGCGATAATTTTGCGTTGGCAGGAATTACGATAAGCAAGAAGCACAGCTTGAGCGGAACCATATAAAGCTGTAACAGTATCATAATTGTCTGGTGTGATTGCTTGTTTAACGACTTGACCAGCTTCATCCAAACCAGATTGAAACTTAGTCATAGTGTCGGAGCAAGCAGCCAAGCCTAGAGATAGAATACAAATCAATAAAATCTTTTTCATTTGTTTGTAACCTTTACTTCTGTTGTAGAAACAACGTTATTTAATTGTGGTGTAGCTGCTGCAATTTCAGGAGTTGTTACAACAGTTGTGTTTGGAATTGAAGCAGCTTGTTTAGCAAGATTTGTATTACGATTGACATAAAATGCATAAACAGAACCAGCAATGCCAACCACCATTGTAGCTATGCCAGCAACATCAGATGGAGTGATCCAACCTTTAGAAGCTGCATAAGTCAATGCAATTAATGTAACACGATCAACAGCGCCAGATAATTGCGACCAGTTAGGAAACATATTAAAATCCCCTCTAATATAAAGTCAATTTCAAGGCTGAACGTGTCACAGGACCAGCGATGCCGTCAACTTTTAAATTGTGAAGCTGTTGAAATTCTTTGACCGCTGCTTTGGTAATCGGACCTAAAATCCCATCGGCTCTTATGTCTTTTTTTAAAGACTTGGAAAGCCACAACTGTAAAGTTGAAATGCTTGTGGCTTCTTCTATACTCAAGTTAATAGATTTGCTTTCTTGTGCTTCTATGGTTGGTTCAAAATGTCCATCGTTTCCTTCATTCATTTTATTAAATACAGCTTTGACTAAATCAGCTTTGATTAAATTTTTACCAGGACACGTTTTATGTGTTGTAGCTTTATCTTCTTTGTGAAAGTGTAATCCTCTTACGCCTAATTTAAAATCAGTTGGATTTAAACCAACTCTTTCATGAAGAATAGCCAACGCTCCAATTAAATTTTCTTTTACACCATCTGCAAATGGTTCATTTTCAAATTCAGCTATAGTTTCAACACCCCATGTAAATTTATTCCAACTAGGTGTATGTGTTCCAGGTCTAGTTGGATCATTTAAAACTAAGATTTTATCATAGCCTACAATAAAGTGTGGGCAACCATTCCAACCCATTCCTGCATAATAGCTTGCTAAATTCTTACCCCATCGCTCCATATACCAGCTTTTATCTTCATGCCATTTCTTGTATAAAGCTTGATTTGGAACAGATGTGTTATGAACAACAATAAAATTTGGCGTCCATCCGTTGAATTTAAGTTTATTGATATAATCTTCAAAAGCAGCTATACTAAAAGATTGATTGACTAGATACATATATTTAATTCCTTAATATTAATAACTTATAATTAATATACCAGAGCCACCATCACCAGCACTTCCGGATGGCGATCCACCACCACCGCCACCAGTATTTGAAGTACCAGAACCAGCGGTTCCACCACCAGCACCACCGCCGCAAGTAGCTGTACCAGGACTACCACCAGTGCTACCACCACCACCGCCGCCAGCATAACAAATAGATGTACCTGAAATGCTACTAGTAAATCCAATTCCACCAATGCCACCAACCGTTGTTGTAGAGCTTCCACCTAATCCACCACCACCACCACCGCCGCCACCTTGATTAATAACTGTAACTGTTCCACCATTAAATCCTTGACCAGCAGTTGCAACGCCACCTGTTCCTGTTCTAGCAGCACCACCACCACTTCCACCATTTTGCCCATTATTAGTAGAAGTGCCTGCACCACCGCCACCACCAATTGATGTAAAACTATTAAATGTACTATTAGAGCCATTACTTCCTTTTCCAGATGTACCGCGTGCGCCACCACCACCAATAACAATAGAATAAGAAGTAGCTGTTAAAGATGTTGTACCGGAGAGAACGCCACCAGCACCACCACCACCGCCACCATTTCCTTTACCACCACCACCGCCGCCAGCTATTAATAGATAAGATGGTGATAAAGAACCATTACAAGTTAAAGTACCATTAGAAGTGAAAGTGTGGATAGTAAATCCACCAGAAGATGTAATTGTACCGCCAGTACAAGAAGCTGTAGCTGTCGGATTAATATTAAAAAATAAAGGATTTTGAATACCTGGAATTTGTGCAAGTGTTGGCACAAATCCAATACAACAAAATATTAAAAATACAAAGCTTAAATAAATGGACTTTTTCATATTAATGTGTCCAATTATTAGCTAATGTAAATAAGACACTAGGGGTAGAATTTACAATTAAATAACAAACTGTGTCTAAAGCACCTAATGTAGAAGTAAGAGCTTTACCGCTTACACCAGATGGAGTTACCCAATTAGTGCCAAATGTTATTGTAACTGGTGTGCCAGAAGCAGGCTGAAAGAATAAGATACAACCAGTATCTCCAATGTGTGTATTGGTAGGTGTATTTAAAGTAAAGTTTGTAGCACTTGTAGCTGTAAAAACAAAATTTCGTCCAAGGCTTAAATCAGGTGTAACAGAAGATGTTCCGCTTAAGCTTTGAAGAGCACCAACACCATTGAATAAAATATCAGTGGTTAGAACTTTATTTGATGTTGCAGCCCAAGCATTACTTGTTGTAGCTTTATCAACATTAACTGTGATATTGCCAGAACTGGTAATTGGAGAACCAGACTGAGTTATACCAGTACCAGCAGTAATACCCACACTTGTCACTGTGCCAGCACCACAAGGCGCACCAGCATCGACAAAATTAAAATTGGTATCCAAGCTAACACAATGCGTATTAATTAATGTTCCTGTTGTGGTAGCAAATACAGATGTATTTCCGCTGACTGTTCCACTTGTAAATGGTGATGGAAGTCTAAGTGTATTTAATGTACCAGAGGAAATGTTAGAAGCGTTTGTAGTGTCAGTGGTTGCTGAAGCAGCGAACGATACACCATTAGTTTTTGTAACAATTACTGCACCTGTAGAAGGTGTAATTGTTGCATCACCACTTGCTGTAAATCCACCAAACGCACCTAAATTATTATATTGAATTTGTCCATTGGTTCCCCCTGGCGATCCACCGCCACCGCCACCACCACAGACTGCACCATCATCTATGATATTGCCACTAGCATCTGATTTTAAACAATTACCAGCAATTAAGCTTCCACTTATTGTAGCAAATACAGAAGTGTTGCCATTCCTAGTACCGCTTGTAAATGGACTTGGTAATCTAAGTGTATTTAAAGTACCGCTAGAAATATTAGAAGCATTTGTTGTATCTGTAGAACAAGATGCAGAGCCATTAGATAAATCTGCACAAGCTGCTTGAGAAACAACACCAGCACCATTGCCTTTAAGAGCACCAGTGATTGTACCAGCGCCACCGCGAGCAGCAGCTAATGTACCAGAAGAAATATTAGAAGCATTTGTTGTATCTGTTGTGGCTGAAGCTGCGAATGCGACACCACCAGTCTTAGTTACAGCAACAGCACCAGTTGATGTATTTATCGTAGCATCACCTGAAGCTGTAAAACCTCCAAATGATCCAGCATTATTATATTGTACTTGACCGCTTGTGCCACCAGGACTTCCACCGCCACCACCGCCACAAGTAGCGCCATTGTCAATTAAGTTTCCGCTAGCATCCGATTTGATACAATTACCAGAAGTAAAACTACCACTTACTGTTGCGAATTTAGTTGTATTTCCAGATATTGTACCTTGAGCTAAAGCTGATGTGCCATTACCTAATAATGGCAAATTAGACGTAAATGTTGCAGCACCAGTACCACCAAACCCAACTGGTATAGTTGTATATTCGCCTAACAATCCGCCATTGTCGAAAAGAACTCTACCAGTTGTTCCACTAGAAACAACAGTTGATCCAACAATAATGGATGCACCGCCACAACTAGGACAACTTAACACACCAGTTGTAGTATCTAAAGATAATGGCGAAGTAGCTACAACAGCAGGTGTGCCAGTAGAATTACCCCAAGTTATTACAGGAGCACCAGCAGTACTATGTGCTTGCTGAATTACAGAACCACTTGTAGCACCAGCTAATTCTAATTGTCCTGTAGCTGTACCAGATTTTCCTAAAGTTAAAGTAGGATCGGTAAAAACAAAATTAGCAGAAGCGTTAAACGCAAATCCATTATTGTATTGAACTTGGTTTAATGTTCCTGCTGGCACAGCAGAGCTAATAGAAACAACATTACCAGTACAAACTAAGCCGTTTCCACAAGCTATAACACCAGTCATTCCACCCAATGACGCAACACCATTGGCCGAACTATTAGGAACATCAGCTAAAACCTTAATGATATAATTTATCATTAAGGTTGGTTGAATTACATTGTTCGCAAAAGCTGTACCAGAACCACCTGATGCAGCAGTACCAGTCATAGCTGGCAATGTATTGGCAACTACTGTTGGATTATATAGTGTACCAAATCCATTAACAGTAGAACCACGAACTATTGTACCACCACCAATACCTAGCATATCATTGCTAGTGCCAGTAAGACTGTGGGTATGCGATCCTTGACCAGATGGAATATTAACAGCAAAATTTACATTAGGTAAATTTGCTTGTGATATAGTCGAGTTTTGTGTTTGACTTCCACCAGCAGCACCTTGTCCGTTTGGATCAGTACCATAAAATGTGCTTGTAATCTTAGTAGAAGCAGAGCCGCCCATATTGTTACGGCCAGCTAATACAGAACCTCTTAAATCAGGAACATTGAATGTTGTACTTCCATTACCATTACCCCAAGGAAAAAATCTAGCAGATGTACTAGTAGAGACAATAGAATTTGCACTTAAAGTAACACTATTGGTTGTTTTAGAAATAACAGTTGGTGGACTAATTATGCAAGCTGATACTTCTACAACTTCACCAATTCTAATTTGAGTAGTATCGCCAATACCTGTTATTGTTGGACTACCAGATGCACAAGTAACATTGAATGTCTGTGTTATTGCAATAAATAAATCATTGTTTGTGACACGCGATAACTCTTGACCAAATGCAAAAGCATATTGATTTGGTGCAATCAATCCAGCCCAAGGTTTAATTGTACCAACTAATTGACCATCGCCAATAAACGTAGGACTAAAGCCACTACCAGACGGCGTTGACACAGCATCCCAAATTAAATTATTATTTTGATCCTTGACAACCTGTCGGATTGGTGTAGCAGCATAAATGATGGCTTTGCCACCACCATCTAAAATAATCGGATTTGTGTTAGGTGTAAGCTGAAGTGCATCTTTCCAAGTTGTCGCTAATATAGTTGTTCCAGGCTGATAAGTAGTGACTGTACCTCTAGCTAATGGATTACCATTATTGTCAAAAAATTGCTGTACTGCATTTGGCAACAATGAAGCACTTGTATCTTGAGCCAATACAATATTCGGATTTAAAAGAAATATAAAAAGGAATGTAAACCGAATGGCATTTAAAATTTTCATAATAGTTTCCGTTGTTATATCTCTAGTCAATCCAATATTTTTTGTATTAAGCTTAATATTTTTCTTGACTTTTAAATATCATAGATTTGTATTTATGCCTATAATATTCATTATTGCTTCTTATTTTTGGTATAAAATTGAACCTTTGTATTGGTATATAAGATTAAGGGGCTACCGGCAAACTAAGTTTTAATTTTTGTCCAATTGACAATTTGTTTTTTGGTAGTCGATCTTCTAATGCTTTAATTAAGTTTTCCCGCGCTTCACCTGTAGCAGACGCCAAGTTAGCAATCTCTGCATTGGTTTGTCTATCCAAATGTTGACCTAATTTAGTAATTTTACTGCGAGCAAATGGATAAGCAAAACCAGCCATTGTTCCTAAAGCAGGAATGCCTAAAGCATATTGACCACCAGCTTCTAAAGCTGCTGGCAAAATAGTTTTAGTAAAATTTGGTTTATAATCTTGTCTTACTTCTGTTGCTTTAGCACCTAACAATCGCATAGCCGTTTGAGAATTTTGAAATAATTTAGTATTTGTATCAGCTATCTTGCGTTCATCTTTCAATGCATCATTCATCTTTTCAACTTCTTTATTACCAAAAAGAAGTTTTAATTTTTCAGTATTAAAAGGCACTTCAGGAATTTCCATACCTTTACGAGCAGAAAAACGCATAGACCCCATTTGATGTGCAAATGCTAATCTTGCACCTTCCCTAGCAGCTTCTAATTCTTGTGGAGTTGCTTTGCTAACCCATTCAGCCCAATATTCTGGATTATCGTCTAATTGTCCCAAGCGATTTTTAGTTATCAATTGACCTTTTTTGAAAGCATCGCTTATATCATTTTCATCACGATATTTAGATAGAGCGGTTTTATAAGTACCAACTTGATTTCCAGCAGCGTCCATAACTTGTGGGGAAGCTTTATCAATTGCGTTTACTACTTGATTACGCACATTCATTAAAGCATAGCCTAATTGTCTATCTTGACCGCTAGAGCTATTTAATAAATCTTCAGCTTTAGAACGTAACGCTGATTGAAAAATATGCAAGCTTTGAGGATCAGTGCGAAAAGATTTATCATCAGAGATAAAATCTCTAACTTTAGATAATGTCTTTTCCATATCACCTAAAGGTAAAGGTTCACCAGCAGTTATTACACTATTAATTCCAGGCTTTAATTTAGTATCAATATCTGCAACTACTGGTGAAATATCAACAGGTTTTGTGTTAGCTACAATTGGATTTATCTCTTGTCCAACTTTTTTAATGTTGGATTTTAGAGTATCCATTTTTTGTTTAACTGATACAGGTGCATCCATAGCTTCATCTAACGCACCAACTACAGTATCTAATTGCGTATCTTGTCTTGTTTTTACAATCTTGTCTAAAATATCGCGCGGCTTTCCAGGTTCCGAAGCTAAACCTTGCGCAATTATTTTAGCATTTGGATCAACATCCATTAATGTCAATCGTGGATTAGATTTCAATTGTTTAATAACGGAAGGTATGTTTTCAACACCAACATTGCTAATCAATGTGTCTAAAGCTCTAGTACTAGGCATAGCAGAACCTAGAACTTTACCAGCTTTTAAAATAGGTAATCCACTTGTGCCCACAAATTCGGCTGTTTCAGCAGCTTGTTTATTACCGATAGCTTTACCTAAAAATTTAGTTGCACCAGACGCAAGTGCAGGAAGTCCGGTTAAGTTTAAACCTTCTTGAAGTGTACCTAAAGCAAAATTACCAACACCTGAAGCAGATTTGTTGGTTGCAATTTCATTAATACCTTTACTAGCTGTAGCTTTACCTTCGTTGAAGCCTTCTATGCTTTTATTAATAACATAAGCAGGAGCTTTCTTTAAATCTTGAATTACTGGTAAATCACCAAATCCTGTAGTATTGCCTGTAATAGGTTGATTTGGTTTTGGAAAATGCGAGCTACCAGAAACGTCTTGTGCTATTTGCGGTACAGCTTTAACGGTATTACCGCTACCAAATTCATTAATTAAATCATGATATGGCGTAGCGATTTCTACAGGCTTTTTAGCACCTGTAGAGCCAAACTCATTAATTAAATCATCGTATTCATTAGCCATTATTGATAAAATCCTTGCTCTTTAGCTATACGCAAAGACTTAAAGAATTTTGTAGCTTCGTTGCGTTCGCGGCTATTGCTAGATTTTAATTTCTTAGCCATAGTGTCAACCATTTTAGCACTTTTATCTTCAGGCTCTAAATCTAAACCAAATGCTCTTTCGTCTATCGATTGTGGGAAATTAGATTTATGCTCTCCATACTTAGAATAATCTTTGTCTTTAAATGAATTTGGTCTAGCGGCTTCAACACGATCTAATATAACAGCATCTTTAGTAAGTTTTAATAACGCTGGCAAAATTTGAGTTTTTGGATTAGGGCTAGAAGCTTCAGCTAGAATTTGTGCAGCATCAGAACGTTGCCCAACTGGACTACCGGAAACATATTGAGCAAGTTTCTTAGAAACTTCTTGCCTAATAGCTGTTGGATCATTTTCAGCAGCAGTATCAATAATACCTAAACTTTTTAATGTAGCAGCAGCGTTAGTAAATTGTTCTGTCAATGGTCCGCTTAAAAATCCAGGTGTTTGAATTAAAGGTAGAGCTTCGATAGCAGGCTTAGCGCGCATCATTCTAGCTGCTGCGTTATTTCTATCTTCTGTTATTTGCTTCTTACCTTCTTCAAACAAAGGTGGTGGTTCAACAGCAGGACCACTTGGCTGACCAGTAAATCTGGAATTAAAATCAGTAGGTAATGGACCTTTTTGTGGTTGCTGTTGTTCAACACTCATACCTGTTACAGTACCGCCCATGTTAGGGCTATATCCATTTATATTACCTGAAGGCTGCTTAATAGCTTGTGTTGGTACTGGTGTAACTGGCAATCTATTATCTGTTCCAGGTGTAGGAATTTCAGCTTGTGGACCTAACAAACGTCTTTGATTTGTATTAGGATCAGTAACGACTGTATCAGGCGGATTTTGAATTTGAAATGGTTTAGCATTAGGATTGCGAATTGTTCCACCAAATCCAGGCTTATTGCTAGTTAATGTAGGAATAATTTGCTGATTATTTTGAGTTAATCCAGCCGCACCATAATGATAATTAATAGCTTCTTGAGTATTTTGATTTTTAGTAATTATTTGTTGCAAATAATTAGTTAAATCTTTAGGATTGGTTGGAATTTGCTTTACAAATTCACCATACATATCAGCAGGAATAATACCTAAATTAACTAATCGTTGACCAGTCTGTTGAATTTTATCGTGCGACAAATCAGGTTGGCCAACTAAAGACATTAATTCTTTATTTAAAACTTGATAGCGATCATTCATTAATTTAAGCTTAGATTGGTCAATGCCAATCTTTTGCTGTTCTAAATTTTGAAATTTAGCAGCAGTATCCAAAATATTAGTTTGTTGTGGCTTTAAATAACTACTTGTGTCAACTTCAGCCATGATTTAAATATCCGTTGGCATGTTATTTAAAGTACCATTGCTAAAATTAGCATTAGATGAAGGATTGCCATACAAACCTTTAGCCGCGTAATATCCGCCTACATTATTAGCAAAACCAGTAACACCAGCGCCAATTTGATTATATCCAGCAGCAGCGGCGTTACCAGCGCCAATTTGAGCACCAGCCGTAGTATTAGCTGCATTAGCTCCTAATACACCAGTTTGTGCAGCAGCATTTTCACCAGTGCTTACCAACGCTTGTAATCTATTAAAAGTATTGGTACGATTGGTATTTTCTAAATTGAATTGTGTTTGATAAGTATTATCGGCTAAGCCGGTAACGAAATTGGCCGCGCCTTTTAAAGCCGCGCCAGAAACGCCCAATCCTCTAGCAGCAGCGGAATTTTGAACGGCTTTTAATCCCTGGGTCTTTGTAAATTGATAACCAGGGGTTTGCTCCAATGTCGCTTGATCCATAACAATTGGAGAAGTTAAAAACGGCAATTGATCTGTTAATTGAGTACTAGCACCTTGACCTAAATCACGATAAGGCGACAAATCTGTGCGAGTTTGTTGATATTGTTTTTGTGCTGTAGCAGCAGCTTGTGCAGCAGCAGCTTGTTGTGCATCAGATGCTTTATTAGCTGAATAAGCCGTAGCAGCAGCACCAACACCAGCAGCACCAATAACTGCAACTGCTACACTACATAACCGACTATTCCTAAAATCTTCATAATCGGTATAAATCTTCATGATTACAACCAGAATGAATAATGCGTTTCATACGCATTAAAGCCGCTTTCTATTAATAATTTTTCCATGTAAATTTTATGAGCATTTTTGCATCCCATCGTCATTACACGGATGCCGCGTTGCCCACATTCTGATTTGAGACGATCCATTAGCAGCTTTCCACCGCTTTGTCCCCTAAAATTTGGGTCAACGTAAATTATATCCATCGCGCATTGCAAGCAATCTTTGTAATGTAACGAATGACCTATCAAGCCAATGTAATAGCCGACTAATTTACCAGTGTCACGCAACACAATTACTAATAATTCACCAGCGTTCTCTTTAGCAAAATAAGCAGGATAATCAGGATTAAGACTGATACCGTGTTTAGCATGTTCCGATATTTCTTCATAATGAACCTTATTTAAGGATTTCATTTCTTCAAAAATATCACAAAACTTTTCAATTGATGTAGTAATCATAATCCAAGCCTTAAATCAACAATACACACTATACGATCATCAGCAGAATTATTTATAACTGAATGTTCTTTAGTATTATCAATCCACCAAATGTCACCAGATTTAAAACTAATTTCTTCATCACCAATTTTAAATATATTTCCAGGTAAACAATTGATTGCAATCTGATAACGCTTATAATATGTGGCTGGCGCACCTTGATCTGTATGTGAAGCAATCGCTTTACCAGGAGCAAGCTTTGTAATGATAACACGACCTAAGCGAACAGCTTGAACTTCTGCCATCAATCCAAAAATCAATGGTCGCAACGAAGGTAAATCTTTCCAAGCGCGATAAGGAACAACTTCTAAATCATTCACAATGTATTCTGCATCTGCACCTTTTAACAAAGTATGATTAAACCAAATCCAAATATCATCGGCTTCAGCGTGCGGAGTACCAGGAAATTTGGTTCTTAAGTCATTCTCATTCCACAAATCAGGCTGCATTTTAATTTCACGCATAACATTAACTATGTTTACGTTTTGAGCTATCAAATGAAAATTCTGCATTTATTTTTCCTAACGATTTGTATTTTGACCGTAACTAGGAATGAATTGAAGTGTGGGCAAGACAGAATAAGTAATAGAGATTGTATCTTTAATTCCAACTGGAATTATCTTGTTTGTTCCTGCACCAAAATTGATAGTCACATTACCTCTAGTCAAAGATATTTGAGATATAGTGCCATCAGTTACAACTAAATTTCCAGGCTCTTTTCCAATATATTTAAATATAGAACCTGTAACCTTTATCGTGATGATAGGTGGTGGAGCTATTGTAAATTGCTGAAGATATTCAACCCAAGGCGAAATAACTCTACCATTTAAAGTAAGTGGCGATAATGTATTTGGTAATGGCTGCATTATGTTTTAGCTTGTTTGCTTTGAACGAAAACACCATTCAAAGCTGTTTTACAAGGTTCTGACCACTCTAATTGAAATACTCTATCTCGACCATAACCTAATCTATTCCAAGAAACAGTTGTATAAAATTCACCTTGCCTTCCCATAGATTGACCTACAGGAAAGCCAAAACTTTTTCCACGATTATCTGACCAGCTTAAAAATATTTGTGGATCAGGTGCGTTTAAATCGTCTTGAACAGAATTGCCAACTTCTATATCAGCATCACAGCTATTATAGATAATGCGTTCAAATTCATCGCCTATTAGGTGTGGAAAAGTCCGTAACCATTTAATTGGATCACCACCATCTGTATATACATTTGGATTTAATTTATAAATTTTTCCAGTTTGATAATCACCTATTAAATTCATACCAAATGCAAATGCACAACAATTAGCTCTATATCTGTTATACTGATTTGTAGCAGTATTCCATTTTCCTAATTCTGCCCAAAATCCAGTTTTTAAATCATAAAGCCAAGTAGCGTTTGCTGTTGGAAATTGTAATAAATAGAATGCGTGATCTTCTATTTGGAAACACATTCCAATAGCATCTGCTATTGTCGGATAAGTTTTAATTTTACTTACGATGTAAGGTGTAGAAATTTCAGTAACATCGTAGCCTTGACCTTTAACAATAATACCAGAACCTTGTTTATCTTGACTTATCCAAAATACAATAACGTCTTGATTAGCTATAGAATATGGCGCGATTGAGCCGTGGTCAATAAATGCACCTTGAACAATTTGAAAGAAGAAATCAGCAGCACCAGTACCTAGCCAAACTTCAGTTGTTAAAGCACCAATCAACCACAATTCGTTATGAACTGTAGCTATACCCACAATTGGATCGGCGGAACTAGATTTAGCAGCTATGTCTAATGGATTAAACGCAGTATCTACACCTGTAATAGTCCAAATAAATCCTGCTCCAACACCACCAATTTCTAAATTATTAACAGATAATGTATCACCAATTAAATAATTTTCACCACCATAAACTATAGAGACATTAGTGACAACTTGTCCTAAAGCTGTTAATGTAAATGTAAATCCAGAACCAGTACCACCAATGCTAGCTGCTGTTGCAGATAGAACATTGCCGATAGCGTAATTTTGACCATCAAATTTTAAATTAACTACAGTAACAGCACCACCAGCGACGGTAATATCAGCGTGTGCGCCAGTACCAGCGCCACCAGTTAAAGGAACATTTAAATATGTACCGTTAGTGTAAAGTGTTCCACCAACTATAACACCAGCAGCAGGATTAGTACCGCCAATTGTTATATCTGCTAAAGCTCCGTCGCCACTTCCGCCAGTTAAAGGAACACTAAAATAATTTCCATTAGTATATTTAGAACCATGATTTGTAATAGAACCTGTAGCAATAGCTGTATTGGTCAACATACCGAATGTGACCATAGATAAGCTTATGTAAAATTGATTTGTACCTGGACGATTGAAAACAAAAAATGTATTTAAGAATAATGCAAAATCTGCACCATAAAAAGATGGATCAATAATTTGTCCAAAATTATTATTAGACAAATCTATTGCATATCCATTCACACCATCTACTATAACAGCTACTAACCCATTATCAGCCATATAAACTTGAGAAAGCTTATCTTCAATCACACCAATTAAAATTGTTTCTCCATCTGGTTGAACAAAATAAACATTGGAGCCAACAACTTCATAGCAAGTACCGATACTTGTTCTATAGATACAACGCGCTATAGCTTGATTTAAAGGTGTTCCTAATAATTCAGTACCAGGAAACTGGTAGTATGTCATTGGAGTAGGCGAAAGGCTATCCTTATTACTTTCACCATAGAGATTGACACAGCGTTGTGCGCTGGCAATCAAACCTTTACCAGAATAAGGCTGGCCAAGTAAATTGACACGTCCCATTAATTTTAATATCCGTCAGCATTCCAAATATTGAAAGCTTTACCCGTTCGCAATCCAGGTGCTTGAGGCATAGATAATTGAGGAACTTGAGTGTTAATAGTTTTTAGTGTGTTCAAAGATTTCTTAGCTAAAACAACTGTAGCTGAAGTAGGCTCTAATTGATACATTGCAGAAAGTCTTATACTCAAATTTAAAAACAAAGCTTCTTCATATTCAGGTGGCATTACAACATCTGTGTTCAAATTGGCAGATATGTTTTGAACAACATAAGCAAAACCAGCACCAGTGCCACCAATATCTGCATTGTTTACAGAAAGTATGTCGCCAATATTGTAGTTTTGACCACCAGTTAATAAATTAAACAAAGTTACTACACCAGCAGTAACAGTAATGTCTGCTGTTGCACCAGTACCGGAACCACCAGTTAGTAAAATATTATTGTAAATTCCATCGGTATAAAGAGTACCACCAGAACTAATAGCACCTTGACTGATGGTTGTACCAAAACCCAATTGACTTTGACAAAGAATATACAATTCATATAGCGAATTGCCAACTGGCCAAATATACAAATTAGCTAATGGATATTGAGCATCGTAGAAAAAATGATCTGGTAAAGATTGTAAATCTTTAACAGCAATTCTTATGTAATCTTCATAAGAAAACAATTTAGTTAGCTGCAAACTAACTGGAACAGGACCAGTATTTTTTTGAATTACATAAGCACCTTTAATATCACTTGGTCGCTTAATATCGAAAAAACCACCTAAACCCACAGTATAAGATTTTTGACCAGTTAAAGTCTTATTTAAAATTTGTAATGATGGCACAAGCCAACGTCGCTTTTGCCATTGTGCCACCATTTGATTTAATAATGTAAAGCCATCATTGGTATCTTCAGCATTAAGTGTTTGACCTAGCCCAAGTATGCCAGCTTGCTTAAACGCAAGATTGACAATATCACGGGCTGTAGTCATTACTTAGTACCCCAAGCAGGAGTAGTTTTAGTTTCTTCTTTCTTTTCAAGTTCTTTCTTTTCAGGCTCTTTAACACCAAGCAAAGCCTTTTCTTCTTCTTCATTCATAACGCGCTTTTTAATATTCTTACCGCTCTTGTCTTGTCCAACCACAACAAGCTTAGGATAAAGCAATTTAATCTTGCCTTTTTTATCAACAGCCATTTTAGATTTCCTTTGTTAAAATTGTGGGGAAGGCTTTTTAATTCCTTCCCCTATTTTAGATTAGATGGCGTCTGCAACCACGCACAGCCATTCTGGACGGATATACTTATATCCAAACAGAACGTCAACACGAGTTGCTAACTGGTCCGATCCAGGCAGATAATCTGTTAAGATACGCATTGCGATACCATCGTAATTGGCGCGCGCAGCTTCTTCAACAGCCTTACGGGGAATAACTAAATCTGCTGTAGCAAGTGTAACTGCTTTTTGAACATAAGCAATCGACTTGCGATAAACTTCACCAGACTTAGTAACCATAAGGAAATCAGCACCAGCATCAGGCGAAACATCAACTGTCTGATATTGAACATCAGCACCATTGTTAGAAGGAATTAACGCTGGATAGAACGAAACTTCTGTTCCAGCAGCATCAACATCTTCAGTAACAACAAACTGACGAAGTGTTCCCAAGTTTTGCTTGGTAACGCGGTTGACTTCATTCACACCTTCAAGAGTGAAAATATCGCCCTTCTTAAGTGTGCCATTCAACGCAGTAACAGTGATGGTGTTGCCAGTTTGACCAGCAGCATCAACAGTAGATGGAGCATTCGCGCTATCATAAGTACCAGAAATATGCTTGATAACAGTCTGGTCACGGAACCAACGATCATAACCTAAACCAGACTTCATCATGCCAGTACGGAATTGCGAGCTAATCTCTGGTGTAGGATTTAAAAGACCTTGCAGAGACTTAGTAGTGCGAGCATCAGTTAACGGATCATTGACAACGCGGCGTGTCATTGGATCAGCAGACTGATTATCAAGAATGGCGTTAGCTTCTAAGAATTGAAGGCTATCGACATTAATGATAGTGCCATTCTGGTCTTTATTGGCAACGAAGTTACAAACACCACCTTCAGAACCTTCCATAACAACTTGTGCAACTTTACCAGCCAAGTTGTTAATCATAGGTGCAAGCACAATTTCCGAATAATCGTCAATCGACATTGTGCGTTCTGCTGTAGTGAACGGCACAGCAACGTTGCGTTGATCGCTAACAGTTAAATTAGTAAACTGTTCAGTTGTGGATTGAAGCTGCATTTCCGGCCCTTGCGTAACGACATAATCGTTAGGCAAGCGAATGCGAAGATTGGAACCAATCTTAGCACCATCCACCGCAAACGAACTATCGTATTGCGTATCCATATTCATAATAAACAAATTGCTATTCTTAAACAGTCGCACAGCTTCACGAGTAATCATGTCAATAGTTAAGAGTGAGTTAGCCATAGGCTTAAACCTTTAAATATGCGCTTAGCGCAATAAAATATAATCTGGTGAAAGCCGGTTGCTGAACCCGGAATTTAACAGCTACCAGGGGCATTTAATGCCAGCCCTAGAAGGCTTTTAAAACAGTACCTACGATGCCGATACAGGGGCTAATAACACGCACAATAAATAAAAAAGCCCCTAAGTCAATAGGGGCTTTTAAATATTTTTAAATTTCAGACAGATTATCGGTATTTTGCCTTGCGGCGTTCTTCAGCCTGTTGATTACGCAATCTTACCCATTCATCCATTGGCATTTTATCGGTAAGAACTTGCGGAGAGCTTCTATTACCATTAACAGTCTCATTAGGTGCAGGAACCTTAGAAATTGGTCTAGGCTTAGGCTTAGCTTCTTCAGCAAGCTTATCAGACAGTTTTAACAGCTTGCTTGTCATTTTAGTCAATGGAAGTTTAATAATATCTTCATATTCATCAACATTTTCAACTAAATGTGCTAAAACTGCACCACCATTATCATTATCTAAATCAGTAAGGATACCTACCATTTGAGACGGAATGGGTGAAATTTCTTCACCAACCACTTTAACTTTTTGTGGAAAGTCCTTATCAATTTTAGTAGCTGCATCGGCTAATTTATTACAATCTGCAATAAATTGCCTTTCAGTAGCCTTGACGTTAGCTAATTCTTCAGCACGTTTATTAACAGTATCTTCATCTAAAACTTCTTCACCATCTTCTTTCTTCTTCTCTAAAGCGATCTTAGCATCTGCCAATTGCTTCTTAATTTCTTCTTTTTCACCAACTGTCTTGCCCACACGTTTCTTCAAACGCTCAATTGTATTCTTAAGCTTTTCAACTTCTTTTTCAGCAGCAGTTAATTCATGCTTTTCTTCAGGGTCTTTTTCTCCATCTTCTTCTTTATCTACATCTTCATTATCTTCTTCTTTTTCTTTTTCTTTTTCTTCTTCATCGGCTTCTACTTCTTCTTCTTTTTCAGCATCAACTTCTTTTTCTGGTTCATTATTGGTGCTATCAACCTTAATGCTTTCACGTTCTAATTCAACCTTAGACTTATCAGTAGCCATTGTTAATATTCCTTTTATTTATTTCTTCTAAAACTGCATTCTTAACTTCTACGAACGCAGGATTGAGTTGTGGTGATGGAGAATTTTTAAACTTAGGTTTAAACCGTTCGTCGTTTCTTTTTTCCAGAGTGTTGTTTAACACACTAGTCAAATGTTCATTTAATTGCACTAATTCTGCATCACTCATTTCCTTTATTTCTTTTCCGCCATATTTCATTTCGCAAACTTCTTTAGATTTGACATTTGCTCTTGAGCAAGAGACTTAATGTCATTCATTAATTTGTTATCTCTTTTGATTTCTTCAGCCCGTTGAATGGCTCTTAAACCATCTTCAGCAGCATAACGGCGTTCCCTAGCTTGATCTTCTTTTGAAGGCTTATAAGGTCGAGCAACCTCAACAGTAGAAGGTTTAGCAATTGGAAGCTTGTTTTTCTTTGCCATTTTAGTTAGCCTTTGGTGTGAATGGATTTTGAGTTAAAGCAGTATTGTCTTTTAAACTTTTTGGATTTGACGTTACAGGTAAATTAATTTTGTTTTTATCGTATTGATTTAATATCTTAGATAATTTTTCAGCATTAATATCTGGCAATCCATTCTTCTTACCTTCCATCAAATCAGGATCGTTGATAGGATCGCGCAAAGCTTCATAAATTTCCATTCGCATAAAATCAGTACAATTGCTTGTAGGCTTCAACATATCTATAAGATGTTTAATTGCTAATGGTACAAACTTTTCAATGTTGTGTCGCGCATACGCTTTTGCCGTCTTGTGCTTAGAAGTCATCCCTTGTGAACGACCAGTTTCATAAAAGACCGCAGCAAATTCACCAGCAACTTTAAAAATCAATGGGTTAATAGGCTTTACAATTTTTTTTGACATTTAAAATTCCTATTGAGCAAATGGGTTGTGGTCAACCTTTTTTAATTTATATTTTTTACGATCAGTGTCAAATGGATTGTGAGATACTGGTGTAAGAATTGGTGTGGATGAAAAAAGCGGAAAGCCTTCTTTAAGAGCTTTGTTCTTTAATTCAGGTGTCAATGGAAGATAGTGAACTATAGAAGGCTTGTCGCTTTTCTCTTTTTTAGATATATAACTGGCTGCTTCAGATTTTTCCATATCAGCTTGAAATACACCGTCTTTATAAACACTAACTACTTCTTCACCTTTTTTATTCAATATAGGATTTTTAATTTCATATTTTGGAGCAGCTTTAATTTCTTTCTGTTCAACTTTAGCACCATACTTTTTACCTAGCGCATTAGCTCTATCTACAAGCATTTTATCATAGAAGGCTTTCATACCTTCACCACCAACCTTTAAATCCAAACCTGATAATTCGTGTTTATCTTTTGTAGCTTCAGTTTTTAAAAGTTTTTCAGCAGCTTCTTTGCCAATTAAATCTGGTAATTGTTCTGGTGTCGCAGCTTTGTTTATTACTTCTTCACCATTATGATTATATGCTTTTAAAACTGTACCGTATTTATCTGCTAATTTTGATTTTGGTGCATTGTAAGTTATTTTACTTATTTGCTTACTCAAATCATATCGCGCGGCTTGTGCTTCCCCAGGTGTCCAACTAATACCTTCGTATCCATTTTCAGCAGCTTGACGTATCATTCGCTTTAAAGCTAAATCATCCCAATTCTTTTTAAATGGTGCATCTGGAATATTTGAATTTTCACCTTTGGAATATTCTTTATAATTCTTAGCTTCATCAGGTGTTAACACCTTCTTATCAACAGCAGTTTTTAAAACTGCGTCAATATCTGGATTGCCAATATCGCTTTCAGACAAACCATTCATTAATTTTTCATCAATATTTTCTAATTCACCTTTCTGTTTATCAGAAAGTTTATAACCTTGCTTACGTCCTGCTTGATGCCAATCAGATTGAATTTCTTCAAGATGAAGTGTTTTCTTACCATCAATCATTCTATCATTCATGCGAACATGAGCAATAATATTTGGTTCATCCCAATGGGACGATTTATAATCTGGCTCACCTATTTCTATTTCAGATACAACAGTGTTGCCAGTTTTATCTTTATTAGCAAATTCTTCTGCTTCTTTGCGTGATACAAATTGTTTAGCTTGTTGGGTTTTTGGATTAAAAGCATCATATGCATATTTTTTATCCTTCTGTGGCAACGTCAATAACATTTCTCTATAGTTTTCACCACCTGGAAGTTGATAATCATGATATTTAGTTTTAGAATATAAAGCTTTACTTCTAAATACATCTTTTGTTTTTTCTGGTAAATCTTCCCATTTTACAGAATTGTTTGGCATAGAATTATAATAATTTTCAGCTATTTTTTCAGGATCGCCGCCTTTCACAACTTCATTCAACTCAACTTTATTTTGATTGACAATATTCTGCAATTGATCTTTTGTAATCGGACCTTCTGGTAAATCTTTTAAAACTGTATTTATTTCTTCTGTCTTAACACCAGGTTGGTTCTTTAAATAACCTAACCATTGATTAGCATCACCTTTATTCATCTTTGCATCAGTAACAGCGCGTTCTAATTGAGAATAGAAACCATTCTTTTCTATTTGATGGCTAACTTGAGAGGCTACTTGATTGCGAGTGTCTGAATACAAAATTTTATCGTTATATTTACCTTTAACTGTATTCTGTTTTAACGGAACAGCGTGCAAAGTACCTTCTGGAATATTTTTCATGTGTGGGAATGCTTCTTTAGCATTCATAACAATGCCATCAAATCCTAAATCTTTAAATATATCAGATATTACATGAGAGCTTATTAAATTTCCTTTTTCATTATCTACATACATTAAACTATCAGCATTACGCATAGC